ATGAGAGTTACAGAACCTTATACAATATTTCCTCGAACTCTTTCCTCTGGTAAAACTGTTTATTACTACCAATTCCGTGATGATAAAGGACATCGTTCTTCCGCTAAGTCTACTGGCTGTACTACCATATCTTCTGCAAAAAGATTCTGTCAAAAACTGTACAACGAAGGTGCTTTCAAAAAGGATTCTTCATTATCTTTCTCTGTATATACACAGGATTTCTTTTCTGAACATTCTCGCTACTACAAGTGGAAGGTTGCGAACAAAGAACGGATCTCGCGCGAAACAATGTTGGCTTATGATAAGTTCTTGCGGAATCAACTTATTCCTTTTTTTTCTGATTATAAAATTACCGCCATTAAGCGTTCTGATGTAAAAGAATGGGTAATTTGGGCTAATGATAAATGGTCTCCAAAAACAGTAAACTCTGCACAGACTGTACTGAACCTAATATTCAAGCAAGCCATAGATGAAGAAATAATCGAGAACAATCCTTGCTACAATCTGTCATTCCGCACAATTCAGAAGAAACATCGTGAATTACTTACTATCGAAGAAGTAAGAGATTTGTACAACAATGGAAAATGGTGGTATGACAACAAACTTATATTTCTGCTAGATATAATTACAGGAATGAGAATATCAGAAGTAGTCGCTCTTCAGTCAGAAGACATCCATGATAACTACATTGACGTAAAACACTCATACTCAAGACAGTTCGGTTTAGGCTCAACAAAGACTAATGAGTGCCGTTTCGTACCAATTCCTACCGAACTTGCGAAAACACTACGGTTACGCAGAGGATTTTTGTTCATAAATCACGAAGGTCAGAACATTGGTAAGCCTCTAAATATAAACTCGTTCTACACTAACCTAACAGAAAATTACACTTATTGCGGAATCGATTATAAATCTCGCGGACTAACAGTACATACTAATAGAGATTTTTACAATACTTATTTGGAATCGGAAAATGTGCCCGAACCAAAAATACGTGCCGTTATTGGACACAAAGACAGTTCAATGACTAACCTTTACACATATTGGAAACCCGATATGTTCTCGGAAGTTTACTCTGCACAAGAGAAACTATACCGAATAATCACGGAGTAATTTATGCCAAGGACTAACAAAATTATCGACGCATCTCTTGATGAAGTACAGACTGCAAAAGAGTCTGCAATCGCTCTAGTACAAGGAAGTGTTGTTCAGCAGACTGCAGAAGATTTGTTCTACACAGACAACCTTGAGGAAGTAGAAAACGGTCTTAAGAGCCTAAACGAGTTCTCAAACAAGGCTTGGTTGCTATCGTCTATTATTTTATACACAGTTATCTATAACAAGGAATTATACACAGATTCAGGATTGTTTTGGGATGAATACGCAAAACAGGCTCAAGAACGCATCGGAATCGACCCGCGCGATGTTTCAGAACAGTTATCTTCCGCAAGGTTCTTTATTCAGCATCACGCAGAATTGGAGAGACAGGGATTTGACCCAAGTGGAAACAACCGTAAACTTGCAAGAGCAGAACTTGCTACTGAATTATCTGGTGATGTACACGCTGTAATTAAACACTTAGTAAATGATTCATGGCGTGACTTCAAGGCTTGGTATTCTTCATTTAAGACAAAAGCAATTGAAGCACCAAATGATATTAAACGACCTGACATTGAAGTAAAAGGCAAGAAAGTTTACATACAAGGTGTAGAGGCTATAAAAGTTTCTGAAAAGATTCCGCAGCAAGATAAGGAGCGTTTGGAAAAATATATAAGTCAGATCTTCGAGGCTATGAGAAAAGGTCTTGAACCTGCTATTGTTCAGTGTTACGATGAAAAAGAAGCTCGAGTCCTCACAAAACTTCGTGATAAATATAGACAAGGAAAATAAGGAGCATTTATGAAAAAACTATTTATCGGAATACTGTGTATCTCTCTGTTATCGTGTAAATCTCCACATAATAGCACTGTAGAGCCTCCGTCAGAAGAACAAACAGCAATCCCTAGAAGTGAATGGGATTCAGACAATATTGCGTTTGAAAACACATCTAAAATTACTACAACAAATAGTTTTTATCCTAGAACAGAAGGCACTTCGGGAATTATAGGTAGTTATTATTTATCAGAAGAACGCTATGAAGGAATGACTGGTGCAGAGTTTACATATCAATACGACTTTTATGATAACGGTTATTGCCATATTAAAAAGACAGGATGGAATACAAAAGCGTTTACAACACCATTCTCAAGCGAAGGTACTCACAGATATAAAATTATAAAGTTCGCAGATGATTATTACAAAGTATCATACCTTTCTGATAATGGTGTCGTAAAATCAAGTGAGTTTTTCCAAGTGTCTAATGACGGTTTGCACCTAACCTATGCAATAAACAGAGACGGTGTTCTGATTTACGCAAATCAGAACGATTAAATTACTTCCACAAGCAACCACGGAGATTTTCTCTACTTCTAAAAGCAAACTTAACTCCGTCTTGCTTGAAACCGTCTTGTTCCAATACGATAAAATACTTAGTATTGTAAATTGCAATAAGAATTGCTACGTGCCCGTACTTGTTGGTTTTACTGCTATTCCAAATTAAAATATCCCCACGGCTGTAATCGGCAAGTGCGGAATCTACAGTAACATTCAAATTGGTGCATTTATCGAAAATATCCTTTGCACCACCATCAGCACCAAGAGCAGGAAATTGCTCAACACCGTAAACATCGTGAATATACTGGCGAGCCAAATCAACACATTGAAATGAACCGTCTCCCTTAAAATCCTTATCCTTATAATCTACTTTCTTCCCAAGATAAGTGTTAATAAATGTGGTCAATGTCATTCTTCTACCTTTCCATACAATTCTTTATCGTGTTTAATTGTTGCCTCGAGTTTTGAATACTCTAAATAGAACTCTGCAAGCAAATCAACAGACTCTTTCGGGATGTTCCAAGACTCATCTTCGTTGATTGTTCTTTCAAGAGCAGGGAATTTTGGACAGTCGTAATTAGGAATTACATATTTATAAACGACCTTAACGCTTTGGCAAGATGTCATCAGCAGACAACTTACCACTGTGCAAATCATCAATTTTTTCATTGGTTTCTTCCTCTTTCTGATGCTTAAACTGTTCTGATTTCCGATAAAGGTCGAACTCTTCTAACAGTCCATTATAGGCTTCTGTTTTTCTGTCCAATCGGTCTTTCAATTCTTTATTCTTGTTTCTCTGACAAATAAATAATATCAACACTACAAGAAACAAACCTAATAAAACCAATATAGCAATAACAGATGCAGACATAAGCACCCCCTTTATTTCTTTTCTTTTTCTTCCAATTTGGTCTCAACTCTTACCAACGATTTCTGAATATCAGTAAGAGTGAGCATAATTGCATCGATACTTTTATCGGTAGACTTTCTTTCTTCTTCGATTTTTGCCTGTAATGTTTTATGGTCGTTGCAAAACTTAGATGTCTTTTCTTCCACGTCTTTTTCCAATTGTTCAAGTTTTGAAGTGAGTTTTGCCCCTTTCCAAACAAGGGCTAAAACTGGAAGTAAATAAATGACAGTACCAATTACATTGGTTAATACTTCACCGTTCATTTTTCGCCCCCGTCACTTTCACTACTCTCATTCTTGGTAAATAACTTTTGGAAGGTCTTAAATACAGTATCGTAGAAAATCGTTGCTCCCGATACTCCGATAATTCCATAAAGAATCTTCTCTGGCAAATAAAAAGCGATAAGCACCATACAGACACCAACCAAAATGGTTACAAGTGTCCAAACACGCTTACCGCCTTTCTGTATAAGATTCTTAATGATTTCTGTTACACCTACTGTCGCAAGTGCGATTAAAAGTAACTCTGAATAATTGCTTTACCCACCTCTGCAATTATTCTACATCATAATCTTTTACTACGCAACCGAAACTGGTTCGTTTGAAAGATATGATATAATTTTATCAACATCAGCAGATGTAATTTTAATCACACAATCTTTCGGAGCAAACATAGGAATTTTCGGAATTGTAATTGAATATGAATCATATTCGTTCAGCACATTTTTTAATGTCTTTGCGAAAACATCAATATCATACATTCCGTCTTGTTCTTTGATTACACTTGAAACAACAGGACTTTCAAGAAAATAATCGAGAATATCTTGATTCTCTCTCAATGCTTTCTTTGCCATACATAGTGAAAACTTAGAATGTTTATCATCAATGTCATTTATCAAATCGTTGTGAATAAACTTTACAAGTGCATCTGCTATCTGTTTCTTAGTATACATACTACACCTCCGTCTTTACAAGTTTAAGCATCTTCTGACGTTCTTCTTCAAGTCTGTTCAGATGCTCTCTCTCGCTTTCATCAGCCTTTACAAGATGTTTTTTTATAAGGATTCCTGCGTGTCGCAATTCGTCATGTGCCATTTCTTTGTACTGCACATCGTTTGTCTGCTGATACAGTTCCCAATAATTTCTTGCTCCGTCAAGTTCTTCCTCAACATCATCTTCAAGTTCTTCGCAAGCCATAAGCAACTGACCGATAAACAGCGCTTTCATAAAAGTCCTTGAATATGGGTCATATGCGTTTTCGAAGTCTATTTGAGATAATGCTTCTTTGAAATCTTCTTTCAGAACCTCAACGCATTTCATACGCAAACTCTCCTAAACTTTCTTCCGAAAAATTGGATAATCTGAAAATGGCTTGGATCAGATAAATACTGACAGCGAATTACTGTTCTTGATGTCAGCGGATAAGGTCTAAGATAGTTACCGTTACCGTTCATCAAATCGCCCGTCACTGTTCCGTTTGTAATTGTAATCTGCGTTCCGTCTGTTCCGTCTGGAATTGCAGTCGCAAGAAGTACATCAATAATCTGTCCGTTTTCAATTTCAGCAGTTGCAGGAAGTGTGATAGTAGTTACTCCACCTGTGGTTGCAACTGTTGTCGCTCTGTATCTTGGAATACAAGGGTCTATCATAAGCCCTCCCAAAAAATAAGGGAAGTTTACCTCTAATTTCAGCAAACTTCCCTTAATGTATATGTCTACGCTTATACAAGCGGAATCGTCACCTTTAAGGGAATTGAACTATTTCCAAAATGGGAACAGTTAGTTGTAAAGCGGATAACCGTTGCATCCGCAATTGTTGCAGAATGGACTACCACCTGCCGAGTAAGTTGTTGCATTTGGATAGCGTACTACGTTACAGAGTGCGTTCTGCATTTCCAACTGGTTTACTCTGCCCTGTAATGCTTCAATCTTGTTCTGTGCAAGAACATCAAGAATCTTCTGGGTCTGTGCGGTTGTTACAGCGTTGATACTTGCTGTGTTCATAGCACCGTCATAGCGATTCTGTCCGAATCCTTCTGACATCTGCAATTTCAAGTCACCGTTCAACTGGCACTGATTTGCGATTGCCTGTGATACACCTGCGTTTACACCTGCGATGTCTCTTGCAAGTTCAGAATACTTGTCTCCAAGATTTGTAACTACATCGTGGTAAACGTTGTTGGTTGCTGACAGGATTTCTCTCTGATTTGCGGTTGTATTCTGTGCATCAAAACCTCTCTGCATATCAGCACTTAGAGCATTGGTGTTACCATTTCCACCGAAACCGAAACCACCGTTACCCATAAGCAAAGCAAAGATAAGGAAAGCCCAAATAAATCCAGAGCCACCGAATCCGTCACCTCCGAACATCATTGGTGAGCCATTGTCACTTACTGTCATAAGCACCTCCTTTTATATTAAGTTTTTATTTGACCGTCATTTGACTGTAACTTGCTTGTACTGTCAAAATGGGGCAAAAATACCGTGTTTTCGGGGCATTTTAGGGCAAAATACAGTAAATCTTATTTGACTGTCATTTGCTTTTCCAACGTAAAATATGACTTTTTCAGTTGTAAAGGATTTCTTTACAACTGAATTCCGAAGTTACTTGCAAACTGCTTCAAGTCGATTCCTCGCTCTTTTGCAAGGTTCATACAAGTCTGTTTCATATCATTCTCACTTTTTCCGCCAACCATTTCCTGCATCTTTTGGAAAGCCTGTGGATTTTGCTTCATCATTTGGTTCATTCGGTTTTGCAACTGTTGAGTAAGGAACTGGTTCGGATTTTGCATAGCCGACATCATTTGAAACGGATTTATCATTTAGTCCTCCAATAAAGTTTTCTATTTTTGTCAGTCGTGTATTGATTTCTTCAAGTGGGTCTTTTGGTGGTTTCTGTTCTTCGATTGCATATACAAAGAAATCAGCCTGTCCATTGTTGTTCAATTTCTTCAAGTAGATTTTTCCTGTACTTGTATCTACGAACAGATTTGTAGATACTGCATCAATCATAGATGCTTTTGCTTCTTCGATATTCGTAACGAAACGAGAATTAAGTTGTGGTTGTGGTGGCGGAAACGGTAACCACTGTTGCTGATATGGGTACATAATCACCTCTCGATGATTATGCTATCACTATTGAGTTATTAAGAAATGCTGAATAACTGCTTAAATTATGCCGATAAATTACTGTCTTAGGTTTGAATTGGGTTTTCATTTTCCAAAGACATTGGGCTATGCAGTTTGTATAGCCCTTTCTATTTTATCACGAATCAAATACAGTTCTTCGCATATAACCCTTTCACTGAATCCAAGTGTATCTGCAATAAAACCAATGTTCTGCCTTTTCAGATAAAACATTTCAAAGATTCGTGTCTGCCTATCTGACAAAACAATCTTTTCTAACAAGTCATTTACATCTGCTCTTGTAGCAGTCTTAAACCAAACATTTATTTTCCTAACTGTTGCACTCATTTACAACACCTCCCATTATAACAGTAAATCAAAACTGATTAGGAAGGTAGTTGAATTGACTTGAATCGCAACTTGAATTGTTATTTAAGCAAGATGTTTAATATAAAATAACTAACAGCCTTTAAGATTATTGGGTATTATCGTTATTTTCAACGGTTTGTTCAGATTCAGAATTACTACTTTCTTGATGAATAACACTTCCCTGCTCATCAATAACCATTGTGAGTGAATAAGTTACTTTAGGATTTGCAAGAACACTCGCTCTTATCTGATGAAACAGCATAAGAGCATCCTCATACTTTTCTTTCACAGTAATAGCGTTTGCTCTTTGTCCTTCTACTGTTGCAGTTTCAAAAACAAAATAGGTCATAGTTTATTCCTCCTAATATTTTATTATGCTCTCCACTGTACTATGGAGATACACTGCTCGTAAGTATTATATAATCAGTTACACTACTATCAAAAGTTCTTTGTATAGTTTTAGTGTATGAAGTTCCATCAATTGTAAGTGTAATGTTTGCTTCTGCTGAAACGGTTGATGGAGTCTCAATTCCACTCGATGTGATTGACTGATTTATTGTATGTGAACCAAACGTACCTACTATATTTAGAGGTTGTTGAAATGTTACTCCGCCAACTATGTATAGTCCCAATTTATAGTAGGCAAAAAAACCTGTCTTAGTAACACTCATTCGTACACAACCAACCGTTGAGTAAATATTATTCTTTGTAGTCTTGAAATCTCTCAAACTGCTTAACTGTAAACCTGTTAAGTTAAGGTCAGGTTGTGTAGCACTTACATCAACTGCATTGAAATATCTGATACCGTCACTCGTTTTAACAGCCAATGCTCTTGACGTATCAGTCAATTCTGATTTAGCAGTATGACCGAATATTTTATGAGTAGTTCCACTTTTCCGATAGCATAAAGGATGTAAAAAATCAACTGCCATATTTTCACCTCTCTACTCAATCCAAATATCGCCATTAGCAGGAGAACTTGGTGCGGATGTTCTGATTTTGTTTGCAGTTGTAGCAGTTGCAACTGTCTGTGAACCAATATTATCTGCCGTGATAAAGTTCTTCCAAGCAGTCCAAGTTCCACCTGCTTCAGCTCTATATTGAGGAACTCCTGTTGCTGAGTCTGGTAAAAACATCTGTGCTCCCCAACCACCATTATTATCCCAAGACATATGAATAATATGACCATCAGTTGCTGGTTTTTCTGTAGTCATTGTGCTGGTTGCCAAAAAATGTGTAAGAGAACCATTTGTTGATTTTGGATAAAGGTTTGCGGTTGTGGGTCGCATTGTTTCACCTTTTGTCCAAGTTGATGTTGCAGCATTTCTAGCATTGGTTACAAAATATTCTGTATCAATGTAATAATAAGAACCATTATATCTGCACAGATAAGTTCCTGCTGGAAGCGTCTTATTTGATGAACTAGAAACAAGATTGTTTATGTAAATATTCTTTGCACCTGTTGAGTTTACATTAAGCGTAATTACTCCGTTATAAGAGTTAGCGTTAGTAAATGTAATAGGGAATGTTGCACCACTTGCTAATACGAAACCACGCATACTTGCAACCTTTGCTTGTTCTGTACTTGCAGTTGTACAATATGCAGTTCCTCTTGTAAAATCTGCACTTGAAGAGTTACCTGAACACGAACCCGAAGAACCTGTTATATTGCCAGCATAATTTACATTTTTGGTAATAGATGTACCTACAACAGCTGTGACATAAGTATTAGGAAAGGTTACAGTTCTGTTTGAAGCTCTGTCTGATACGTCTCCTGTAGACGCATATTTTATAACAGTATTATATCTATGATAATTTCCTGTAATTTTGCCATAAAGTCTTATTCTGAACTTATTTGTATCAAAAACTTCATAAGTTGCAGTAAGGTCTGCATTTGAATATCTTCCTACACAGTTAAATATTGCTGTGCTAACAGTAGCGTTACTTCCTCGAACAAAGACATAGAAATCTGATATTGTAACTGTTCCTATTTTATCTGAAATAACTGTACCTTCCATACTTATACTATGATTTCCACTTGCAGCAGCTCCTTCAAGCCTTGCAATTTCATAATAACCACTGCTGTATGTATTACTTGAATATACAGTTCCAAAATAGGGAACATTTGAACCAAGAATATCACCACTTATTGTTGCACTTGAACCTGTAATTGCCCCTGCCTGCGAAATACTTGCAGTTGTTGTTCCACTGCTATTTTTTACTGTAAAAGAGCCATATAAAGTTTCTGCAATTGCAGAAGCAGTTGAACCAATTGTCAATGCAATAGACTGTATCTTTGATTTGATGTAGTTCCATAAAGCACTCATAGGTCTACGGTGATATGTTGTTATAGTAGTACCACCGTTAACATATTGTGAAACATAGTAATCATTATCTGTTGGAGTAGAACTACCTGTATCAAGAGCGTTGATAAAAGCATTGCAAGCGTCTTTTGCAGTAGTCTGTCCTGTGCCACCATTCGCAACAGGAAGTGTACCGCTTACACCGATACTCTCTGCATTTGCAGAGCCGTCAAAACTCTGTGCACTAGTTGAGCCAAGTGCTACTTTAAGGTTTCTAGCAGTTTCAAGTTTCTCTGCGGTTTCTGATCCTGCACCAGACTGCCCTTTGAGATAATCAAATGTAAATACTGGTGCTTCGGCTGTTCCGCTTTGAGTTACTGTTGGAGTTCCAACTTCGTTAATATGAGCACCTGCTACTGCAGTAATTTGAGGAGTTGCACCTGCATCTCCTTTGTCACCTTTGTCTCCTTTGTCACCTTTTGCACCTTGCGAACTTGACGTAATAAGGTTGCCATATTCATCAAACTCCAAAGTAGCACCAGATTCAAGAACGTACCTGTATGTTCTAAATTCAGAATCATATAAGATTTTTGTAAATCCTATTCCTGTTCCGTAAGTGTTTCTTCCTGTAACAGTTTCGTAAGGATAGAGATATGCTTTTAAGAACTCCACCGAATACAAAGTATAATAATCATAATAAACAACTTGACTATTATGATTTACATAAGCATTTAAGTAAATCATACTAATATACTGATACACAGAAACCATAGGATTACTTGGTTTAGGAATAGTTATATTTCTTGAACCTTCAAAAACAACATTACCTATAACTGTATACCAAGTATGTATTTCTGGAGTTGTATTTTCAAAATCTATACTTGCTACAATAATGTTATTTACATCGATAAGTTCTTGATTAAGATATATTGCATTTATTTGAAATTTAAGCCAAGCAACACAATCAATTGAATTAGAATGGAAAGGAACTGCAAAAGTCTTATCAGAAATAAAAGAATTGATGTCAATATTTATTGCACTGTCAAAAGGTGTTTTGTATACGTCAAGATGTATAATGCTTGCTGAATAATGCTCATCATTCCAATACTGCCAACTATTCCAAGTTACATCACTTAGCGTTATTACACCAACAACAACTGCATATGTATCAGAATATACCTCATTTTCTTCTTCAAGAAGTTTACAATCTCCATAAATATATAATTTTCCAGAATCCCCAATAATTGTACATGGGTGAGTCATTTCACTTTCACTAAAGAATGCTTCTCTTCCATTAAAAACTGCATAATAACCACTCCAAGTAGTAGTTCCAGAAGTAGATATTCTTATTATATATTGCATCGTTAAACTACTACTTCCAGAAACAAGAATATAAAAATATCCATCATAAGCCCCTACAGAATTTACTGTTAGATTGGAAAAGTCGTTTTCTAAGTCAATATCTGTTACAAAAACAGAAGATGGATTTAATATATTAACTACACATAGTTTATCTTGATTGTTACGAGCTAAAACATAATTATCAAGTTCAAATGGTAATGGGAAAGTTATTGACTGATTTAAACCTTGTAAAGTTTCTATTCTTTGAGTAGAAATGTTAAACAAAAGCCAAGTAACTTCTGTTGACAAATCAAAGCCTATATACACTTTAGAAGAAGTTCCGTAAATTTTATGGAAATATAATTCTTCTGTATCGTGTAATTGGTATTCATCAACAACAGATTCATTTTTATAAACTTTGAGTTTTTTTGAAGAACCAATACTTACTCTATATACATCAGAAGAATTAGGAAGGCTAAAATAGTAAGCATGGCTAAGTGTTTCAGAACTAATTGTTTTTGACTGTCCAGACTTATATGTTCCTTCCTCAACCATAATCGAGTTACCTTCGCTCGATGTTTGGAAGATTATGTTTTCATCTTCATCGTATACTGTAAAAGCGTTTCCGTTTACTGTAACATCACCTGTCGCACTTACTCGGAAATCGTTAATTACGAAGTCGATGTCATATTCTCCTGTCGGAACTCCGTTTTCAATTTGTGGTGTAACTTGAATATACTGATGTTCACCACCAACACGGAAAGAACCTTTTCTTAAGAGCGTGTGTTCATCTATTACTGTATCATTTACAGCCCAATAGTTGTACTGGTCGCCTTGCATAGCACCGTCAGTAATATATCCAAGGTTTGCTGATAAGGCGGCGAGTTCTTCAACGAAAATCTGCTGAACTCCTAATGCACCGTCTAAGCGGACTTTTTCTCCTTGATTATTAAGTTCCCAAGCCTTTACAACGTCTTGTGCAGAAGTTGCTCTTGCTTCAATGTAAGTAATAGAACTCCAAGAACTTTCAGCGAGAATTGTCTTTGCTTTAATGCGGTAAGCATAAAGAGTGTGAACACTTGCGTTTGGCTGTCCGTAAAGTGGTACGCTGAATGAAACGGTAGTTCCTGTTGCAACATTAAGTTTTTCACCTTCGTTTCCTTGCTTGTAGTTATCCAAACTTTCATAAGGATTCAAGCCAAGTGCAGGTGCATACCAAACCAATTCTGACGGATCTGTGATAGGTGTATAAACATTGTTCACTAATTTATACGCTTTTGCAACTTGTATGAGAACTCCTTGACTTCCGTAGATATTATTCTGTTCTGTCCAACGAAGTGTAACACTTCTGCCCGAAGATGTGATATTCAATGTAGGAGTTGTCGGAGTGTAACCAAGATAGCCTGTAACATCTGGGTGTACAACAGCACTGTCAGAATAGCCTGCTTCATTTTTCTCTCTTACTTTTATGCTAAGAGCCTGTACTGTTGCGGTAAGCATTGGCTGAATAGCATACTGATACGATTCGAGAGTTACATCTGATGCTACTAAAGTGTTATCTACATAAATATCGAAGAACTTAGTGCCGTAACTTTCTGTGTCTGCAACAAGAGGAATCTCAATATATTTTTCATAAGCCTTTGGAGCGATTACAGGAGTTGCAATCTCCCAAGTCTTATAATAAGTATCATCAAGAGTATAAGTATTCTGTGTCTGCGTATACGCTTCGGATGTTGCGGTTACAGAGAATATCCAATCATCTTCGATGTCATCAATCTCTGGATAGCCGTCATTTTCTCTATCGAAGTAATAGTAATATGTAAGACTGCGAGTTCCTGTAATTTTCTGTGTTCCGTTTACACTTGCGCTGAATGAAGGTGTTCCGTAGAAATCTCCACTTAAAGACCACTTCAATTCGATGTAATCTTCGAACGGAGTTGCTGTAAGTGTTGGAGCATTAAAGTGCCAAGTTTTATAATGAGTCTTATCATAAGTTGCATTTGCAGAAGTTGCAGACAATCCCGACTGATTAGACACAGTAACAGTAAAGTTCCAAGCACTTGTATCAAAATCGCTCTTTTCTGGATATTCGTTATTCTCTCTGTTGAAATTATAACGATATGAGAATCCTCCAATGCCCTGTGCGATTACAACACCGTTTCTTTTTATTGTGTACAGATTTACACCGAATACACTACTTGTATCACAACTCCAAGTGATATTGATATAATCTCTATACGGAGTTGCTGTAACATTTATCGGTGCGGTCGGTTGCCAAGTAAGATAGTGAGTAAGGTCGAGAGTAACATTTACCCAATCAGAATAATGTCCGTACACATTCATTGTTCTGATTCTTATTGACCAATTCGAGAGTTGAGAGGTTGTAGGATAACCGTCTGTGCTTCGGTCAAAAATATAATCATAGAATGTTTCAGAAGTTACAAAAGTCTGAACTACATTATTCGGTTTTGTTATTTCAACGAGGTAATTCTTTACACTATCATTAAGAGTAGCACCGCCATTTTCCCATTTAACAGAGATTCCGCTTTCCTTTGCAACGGCAGTAGCATTTGACGGAGCAACTGGTGTAGCAGTTCCACCATTTTCGATTATTCCAATGGTTTCTCCAATGGCATTTGCAAGGTCTGATTGTGAAGCAGGAGTACTTACATCTCCGTAATTTATAGGAAGTCCGCTCTGATTTGGGAGAGTGGTTTTCGGATCAAAGTCGTCTACAACAATACTATCTGCATCATAAATCTGTTCATTATAAGGAATGAGCGTTAATTCATAAGTTCCGTCACCATTTTCTTTCTTTCCGAAACAGAGAGTTTCAATTGTTTCTGTTCCATAGAGTCCGAATGATAATACTGCTCCTTCTTCTATAATGCTATTTGCAGTTTCAGCACTATCGAACATAAGTACATTGTGCTCTCCCGATGCAGAGAATCTAGCAAGTTTTTTCTTTATGATTACAGGTTCTCCGTTTGTGTTTACACCGTTTATTTGAACACCATAATTTTCGTTTACATGAGCAACTGTGAACTTTACATCGGTTTTAATACCTGTAATGAGGTTGTTATCGTTCTTGATAAGTTCTACAACTTCTCCACCCTCTCCGATACCAACGCTGATTATAGGGCTTTGAATTGTTATAAGACTACCAATTTCAGCAAGTGAACCTTCGGTAGTTACCTTTGCTTGAAGGGTTTCTGGTCTTAATTTCTTACAAGCCTGCTGATATAAACTTAATGCCTTTGCGTGATATGGGTCTGAAATATATGGCATTTCTACATTCTCAAGAACATCAGAACTTGACAAGGCAGGACTTCCGTAAGGTTTTACTGCAATTGTATCTTGCTGATAATAATTCAACGCAGAAATGTACTTTACACTCTGACCGTCTGGAAGTACATCAAAACTCTTTGTCAGTGTAAGCGATAACAAGTTGTTATTATTCAAAGTAAGCAGAGGTATAGACTGTGGCTTATCGGTATAAATACCGTACTTCTTTCCGTTGAGGATAATAAAACTCTTTGCGGTCTGTAAAATAGTGTTTACAAGGTCGATTGTTTTTGTACTATTTAATACAGCACCGTCACAATAATGACGTTTATCGGAAATGCCTCCTGCAAATGTCCTTGTTTCTTCACAGAGTTCATACAGTTCTCCAAACTGCTGTAAGTCGATTTTGTTTGACTCCATATAATCAATACCTTCTGTGAGATTGTATCTGTATATAGGGTCTTTATAATCTCCTGTCATTACCATTAAAGAAAGTGATGCTGGGTTTCGTGTCGGCGCTAGAGTTTTGCTCCACCCTGTTCCATCGAATGTTCTTGCCTTTGAAGTAGCGACGAGATTTATTTTATCAAAATTACTCTGTAAATCATCAGTTACCTTAATAGAGAATCCAAGTCTTGCAGTCTTGTTTCTTTCTCTTTCATTCATAGGTGCTTGTCTTTCATAACTTGTTGATTGACCTTCCCAATCTGTTTTTGAATAATCATAGCACCAACTTCGAATTGCAGTAAAATAACACTTGTCTATTATCTGTGCAGAATCTGTAGTTGAAGGATTACAACGAGAGATTCTGAACTCGATTACCTTCGATTCACAAGTCTTTATATCACTCTTTGGGAACGCAATACGGTAAACATATCTTAAGGTTTTTGCCTTTTGGTTTTTGAATACCATATATCCGTGTTCTTGGTCGTAGATACCTCTGTTTGTAGATTCTGACATCTTCCACTTCTGACCCACGTTATCACCTACAATCCAAGTGTTCCCGTTATCAAGAGAATACTCGATTTTTACATCAACTTCTGCATCCTGTTTTTCACCCTTATCGTTATATCCGATAAGACCTGCAAAAGACACTTCGAGTTCTACTATATTTGCATATCGGGCAGAGAACGCATAAACATAATTTGCATTTCCTTCTACATTCTTAAGTTCTGCATTAAAGTTCTCTTGTACAACTTTCTGATTATACAAAGATACTTCGTTCGCTCCCTGCTGTATTTCAAGTTGAGTGTAACTTGATTTTTCTGGGTCTACTTCGCCTGTAACTGGATCAATGTATTCATAAGGATATTTTTCTGATGTAATTTCAAGAGCACCGTTCTCAACATTTCCTATATTACTTGCAAGAACTTCGTTTCCTATACTTACATCTTTTATATCGAGGTTGTTATATCCGATTAAATACAGACAGTGATATATCATATTTTCACCGTCTTCTCCACTTATTGTTGTGTAAGGCTTTCCAATTACATAAGGAACAAAATAAGTCTTTCCTAAAATAAGAGGTATACACTTTCCTAAAGCACTCTGATTCTTCGAGCCTTGTATTGAAGGAAGATTTTCTATTTCTTCTTGATTGTTAGCAGTATCTACATCTGGAGTAAGCCATTTTTTCAATCCTTCTTTAAGTAATTCAGCGAACCCCTTGCCTGTTACCATTCTAACAACAAGTTCACTAACACCAAGAACAGCAACTCCAATAAGTGTAGCATAAATAAGCGAAGCAACAGAAATAGTTCCGACTGCACTTGGGTACTGTCTTATAACACAAGTATCACCGTCTTTAAGTTTATAGTCTTTTTCCTTGCGGATTCCGTTTACAAAGATTACAGAGTTTTCAAGATCAACGTCTGTAATTGCTTCACAAAGACAGAGAGGTGTGCTGATTTTTACGACTTCTGATTTAGGCTCAAATGGATTCTTAATTACTTCAACAATTGCTTGGCTTGTAGTACCCCTCTATTCTGTTTTCCCACCTATGCAACGGTTCAATTTTTACACCCTCTTTAGTAGCGTGGATAAATAAACCGTGTTCAAGGTAAACTCCCGTATGTGTGGGTTCGTTTATTATTTTGATTACTATTATACACAATTCTTGCGGATAAGCCAACTTTTCATATTTAACTTTTTGTATCATTTCAAGAAAAACTGATTCGTACTGTTCTGGATTGTCATAGTCTACATCTGGAAGATACATTCCGTGTATTTTGTAAACTTCAATATCAATTCCATAACAATCAAAACCTTCTTTGGTTCTTCCGTGGATTTTATAAGGACATCCAACTAATTCTTTTATTTTTTCGTAATTTATACTAGTCCTGGACATACTCTATCATTACAAACATCATAAGGAACTTTAATGTCGAATAAATCATCAAACTTCATAGTCCACTGAATAATTGTTTCATTCAAAACTGCATTTGTAAGAATGAACTCCATATCTTCAATCGGTTCGATAACATCAGAACCATTATTATATTCAATTGTGGCTACAAATCTAATTGTTGCTCTTACTTTTGCAGAACGGATCTTATCAACCCAAAACTGGTCTACGGAAGAAATACTGATAGAAGCATCTGTAAATCCTGTGCTTGTCTGTTCTGGCAAACTTATTTTGAAAAATCCTGCCAAGAACGTATGTTCCTCAAAGACTACATCTTCATCAGTGTTTGCGTAGCGATATATTACTACATTTCCTTCATTGTCAGTATAAGTAATCTCAATGAGATACGGAAACTTAGCCTGTATCACCATCTTTTCCATTAAAAGTTTTGCAGTTCTTGTCATACTTCCTCCCAATCCATAGTACAAGTTATAAGTTTTCCACTTGTTTGAGAATACTGCGGTGCTCCGTCAGAAGTGAATCTGTATTCAGCATTTCCACTTCCGTCAATCTTAGGAAACTCAAAAGACAGAGTTCCGAACTTAATTGTATTCTTATACCAATAACTAAAATACAGATATTCGTCATAGGTAAAAATCATCGTTACGCTAAAAGGTCTTTTGGCAAGGCTGTGAGCCATTCGTCTTTTTGTTTTACCACTTAATGTTTCATCAGAGATAAAACCTGTTATTTCAGACCAAGTTGTATCTCTTCTTGCCAACTGATTTACATGAGAATCCCAAGCCTGTGCCATTATAACCTCCTACCGTCTACTCTCTGTTTCTGCATTGCAAAAGCGTTATCCCAACCATTAAAACCATTTGCAACATCACTCGCAATCTTCTTGCTGATTGTAATGAGCATTTCATTTACGCCATTATTATTTCTCTGCTGAACATCAACATCGGTATTTGCATAGTTGTTTACCACAACTTTTACTGCACCTTTGCCGAGTCCTTCAGGATTCTTTGTTGCAATAATAGTATCTTCGGGATGAGTACTGAAATTACCTTTTGGTGTAATTATCATATCATTTACAGGTGTTGCTCTTGATACATAATCTTTAAGAGTAAATGCGTTAATTTCAGATTTCTTCTTAAGATAATACTCTTCCTGTTCCTTAATTGCCTTTGCAAGGTCTTTATACTGCTGATTAAGTTCTTTGAGAAGTTCAAGTTGTTTCTCTTGTTCATTTGCCTCTGATGACCCCTCTGCAAGAGAACTTATAAATCCCGATGCAATACCACTTGCTCCACCAAGAGCAAATAAAGCGAGAGCGCCTGGCACTCCTGCCCAACCAGACTGTGCAATTAAGTTGACACCTGCTTGAATACAGGTAATTGCGAGGCTCTTTGTTATCTGTGAAACGAGTTGTGCAAACTGTTTCTTTAATGCGTCTCCTACGCTTGCTCCTTTTGCGAGAGCATCGCCGATTGCTGTAAATCCGTCTATCAAGGCATTTGGAATCTGTGTCTTTGCAATGTCCATAAGAGTACTTGCAAATAAATCAGCATTAGTTTTTGATATACCGATTTTCTCAAAGTATTCAGAAACCTGTCCTTCAAGATAACCCCAAATATCAGACTGTTTTTTCTTCTCATCAGTTAATTGCTTTTCCCAATAAAGAAGTGCTTCGGCTTGGTTTTCTGTGTACCCTTCCGACATAAGAGCCTTTATTTCAGCCTGTTTCTTTAACTCACCTGTCTGGTCTTTGAGGATTGCAAGTTCTTCTCTATATGATTCCAATTGAGCAATAGTAGCCTCTTGTTGTGCGCTATACTGCAAATCTTTCATCTTGTTTGTAGTACCCTCATCAGCACCCCACAATCCCGAATCACGCATAGCTTTGATTACAGAGTTTATCTTCTCAAGTTTCTGTTCTGCGAGATCCAATTTGCTTATATTGATAAGTCCTGCGTCAGAGAATGACTTCATATTTGTCATTTCCTTTTCAAGTTTTTCCTTGAATTTAGCAACAGCAGTAGCACCTTTTTCAATAGCACCATCATATACTTCTTCGTTAGTGAATCCCATCGCATTTTGCAATACTTTCTGCCATTCAGAGAGATTTTCAAGCTTAATTTTAATCTTTACTTCTTTAAGTTGCTTATTGAGATATTCAATCGTCTTGTCAATTTCTGGCTTATTCTTTGCATAACTGATTACATTTCCATCATTATCAAATTGTCCATTGAGTTCTTTTAATTTCTTCTCATAAGCCTGTACAGTTTTAACGTTATCTTCAAGAGCAATTTTCTCTTTTTCGTGTTTAGAGATAGTTCCATTAAACAATTCATCAACTTGGTCTTTAAGTTCGGTGATATTGAACTTCTCAACTTGAGATTCCCAAAATGAAACAACACGAGCCTGTTCTTCTATCGACCTATTTGTATGTGCAACGGCTTCTTGCCATTTATTTACTTCTTCTTGTGCTTTCTTTAATTTCTTTTCATATCCTGTAAGTCCGCCACCACCATCTTTTCTCATTTTTTCTTCAAGCAAACTTACATTCTTGTGTGCCTCTTGTAGTTTTTCATTAAAAGTAGCAAGATTGCTCTTATACCCATCAAGAATAGCAGTTTCATTTTGAAGATTCTGTTTGCGATTATTCTTATTAACTCCAACATTCAGTAAGTTATAATCTGTTCCCATTGCCTTTTTTGCATCTTCTACAGCCTTCGCCATTTTTGCGGTTTCTTCTGCAGCCTCCGCAGTACTCTTTTTATAAGACTTTACAGCAACGGCTATTCCTGCAATTACACCTGCTCCAACAGCCAACGCTAAAGTTGCAGGGTTGAGAATTGCCTTAAGAACTACAGTTTTCTTTAACTCGGTATTTAATTTGATTATTGCACCAACAAGTCCAACTCCGATTACGGTTACAAGGGAAGAAATAACCGCAACAAGTCCACCTTGTAGAAGTGCTTTCATTACAGGATTGCTATTCCACTCAAGTAATTTATCAGAGAGGTTTCCTATCTTTTCTTTGAGGACATCGAGGATAGCCTTGTAAGCATCTGCAATTCCCGATACTTCGGCAAAGTTTACAGTCATTTCCTTAAAGTAGTCAGAAATGAACCCTTCCTTACCTTCGATAGTTTTATTGATGTTGTCCATAGCATTATAGAACTGACCTGCTTTTCCTGTGGTTTCATCTACGGCAGAAGTCATATTCTTAAATGCCTTGGTAATATCCTTTGCGGTGGCAGTTCCCGTAACGCCCATTTTCTTCAACATATCATAGATAGGAACGCCACGCATAGCCAACTGTTGCAACTGCATAGCAGATGCCTTTCCTGTACTGTTGATTTTAGAATAGATAGTTACGAGATCCGCGAACTTGTTTTTGTCTCCCTGTACAACGTTTCCGAGCATTACCAACTTATCTTTAATGGTGTCTACATCTACACCGACGTTAGCCATCTGTGTAAACGCACCTGTAAGTTCATCAACACCGAAAGTTGTTTCATTAGAGAGTTTTCGAAGTTCCTCGAACTTTGCTTTACCTACATCTGCATCGTGGAAGAATGTAGTAAGACCCATTTCAAGTTCTTCGAAGTGTGAGAAGTTACCAATAGCGGTCTTAAACGCACTAGTCATTCCTTTAATAGTTGCAACAAGTGAAGTAACACCTGCAACTGCCGCGAGAGTAGACGGGCTAAGCGCCCTCATCGCATCATCAAGATTACCCGTAACCTTTTCAGAGTTACTTGCAGTCTTGTTGAACATATCTAAATCGCCTGTAGCCTTTACTACTCCCTTAGAATCTATCTCAAGAACTAATCTACTGATGTCATTTGCGCTTTGGCTTCCTCCTCAACACGAATGTCTTCTTCGGCTTCATCTTCCATTTGCTTGATTTTTGCGTCCGCCCAATTGTTACACTTCAAGATGAAGTCTATTTCTATCTGCCTAAACTTTATATTCCTAATTATAGCATACGAGTTAATATCTGTCCAAGTCATTACTTCGTGACAATGGTTGTATATCTCAAGAAACGAATTATATATGAACAAAAAATAAACAGGAACATTTGGCTCTCTCAAGTAATCGAAGTCACTAGATTCGTCAAAACATTCCTGTCCTATATCTCGTATTAAGTCGTTTCTATCTTCCGCATTGGTTCTAAAAACAGTTCTATTACTCGCTGTTCGATGTGCTGTCGGATAATGTAGGAAGAAAAACTGCTCAATTGCCTCTTTTAGTTCTCCTTCCCTTCCGATAAAAAATTAGAACGTTCGTTAGAAGTCTTGATTACCCATTCTTTAAGAGCAGGAATCTTTTCAAGAAGATATGTATACGATTTTTTATCACAACCAATTGTTTTTCCATTGAGAACAATTGGTTCATCAGTTACGTCTTTCTTATCCCAATCGTATGTCCAAACTCCGCCAATACGAATAAGAGCACCTTCAATGCTGGTCAAAAGTTCAGTTACATCGTCATCATCAAGTCCGTCTTTATCTTTTTTGCCAAATCCGAACTTTCTAAGTTTTGCGTTTTCATACTCCTGTACTACATCCGAATCTCCGCCGTAAACTTTTACTGCAATAGGAAGTTTTCTTCCTTCGAGTTTTACGGGAATTACTACACCTTCATCAGCATTGTCTTTTGTTGCAAATGCGCTTAAATCTGCCATATACGCTTGTTTCCTCCAATTTAATGATTTTACATTATACTCGCCCATAAGATGCGTTATACACAAGATATGGGCTTATACAGACTTATTTCTTTTCAAGTTTTTTCTGCTCACCGTCTGGAATAAAGCGAGCACAAATACCAAGTACAGCACCACCAAGAATGGTTACTGAACCTGCAATTGCTGTTGATGTCTTTGGGTCAAGTTTTCCTGTTACTCCAAGATAAGCAAAGATACCGTCAGAGATAACTTCAAGACCTGTTACAATTGCTGTAATCAAATCAAATACATTCTTTGTCATTTTAATCTCCTCCTAAAATGAGATTCTGTCTGTCCAATGCCAACCGTCTTTCCGATTTGCCATTATGAGTTTTATATGACCAGAACCTTGTGGTTCTATGGAAGTTCTCGGACTTAGCACCGAGCATCGAGGATAGAGAGCCTCGACTACACTATGCACTTCCACCTACAGAACTTGAAAACTGTAGAAATAGCGGAGGAGGGATTCGAACCCCCGACATTGTGGCAAGCGCCCACCTAAGCTACCAACTGCTTCACTCCGCGATGTAGGAGAGTTTTTATATAGACTGCACTCACAAAAGCCATTCGGTTTAATCAGCCGATAGATTCGACATATCAAACTTGCTACGACCCATTCGGATTTTCACAAATCAAGTCTTAGAAACGGCTCATTAAGGCGAGCCGTTCAACCTTTATTCAATAGTTACTGTACAACTCTGGTTTGCACTTGCTGTTGTACTTCCTGTAGCAGAAGCATTTGTATTTGTAGCAACAACCTTGTAAACACCGCTTTCTGTTGCTGTGTAAGTAGCATCGTCTGCTTCGCTGATTGCAACATTATCCTTGTACCACTGATAACTGATTGTTCCACCGTCTGTTACTGTTGCAGTACCGTCAAGTGTTACTGATGTTTCATCAGTAGTATCTTCCAACTCATTTGTGAAAGTTGGTGTTTCAGCATCTACTGGTGTTTCAGCAGTCACAACGTCTTTCTCAAGTTTCAAGTCAGTAGCACTGTTTACCTTGAATGGAACAGAGAACTGCAATTTGTTTCCGTTCTTGCTTTCTGTTGGAGCACCAAGGTGAACGTTCAAAGTAAGTGTGTAAGAGTAAGTTATTTCTCCAACTGTTCTTTCTACCTTTACCTGTAATACCTTGTCCTTTCCGTCTACTGCATCGTTGTAAATCTCATGTCCGAGTTCATCAACGTTATAAACATCGAATGTTCCTTCAATTACGAAGTCTCCAAGAGAGTTCTCAATTGATTCTTCTTCAAACAGAGCAGGTGTTCTTTCGAGGTTGTTGTTGATTGTGATATTCATACTTGGTGACTGACGAACAGCCACAAGTGATGATGTAGTATCACCGTATTTCAACCAACCTTTCTTTGTAAGGAATGATTTTCCTGTATTTGCACTTCCATAAGTAACAGTTCTGTTATCATAAGAAGTAGGCTCGGAAAATACTTTCTTAGGGTTATTAGAACCCATAAGATTCCAAGTCAGTTTTACAAAGGCATCAGTCGCAAAGTCCATTGTGAGTTGGTTTACATACATTTTTGTGTACATCTGCCAAGCAAGCGGTGTCTGTGGATATTTCTTAACCATTAAGAAAGCCTTTACAGCATCACCAAGAGTAAGTGAACTTTTTCCGTTGTTTGGTGTTGTCCAATCGTTACAGAAAGCACCCGCGAACAAATCATCCTGTTCACCGTCTACATTCCATTCTGTTCCAATATCACCAGCATTTGATTCTGTGCCGACTTCTGGGGTTGAAGGAATACGTGAATCAGGCAGAATAATATCTGATGCGATTTCTTCCGATGTTCCTGCAACCGAATTGTCTGATACACGTCTTGGAGTAAGTGCAATTGCACCACTTCCCGAAGTAATCAAACCAAGATAGGTTGTAAAATAAGTCTTAATTTTGTTTGTAATAGCGTTACTGCTTTGCTACTCCTTATCAATATCGGCTTCCCAATCAATTGCAACTTGCAACCGATAACTGTCGCCAACACTTCCTTTTGTTGATATGTAAACCCTCATTATGTCTACATACTCTATTTCAGCATCATTGAATAACTTTGCTATCCAACGGTACTTTTCAGATACTTCGTATTCCTTAACATCTTCTGGCGAATAAATATCGACATACATAACTCCTGTAAACCGATACTGTGATCCGCCAATAGCAACGATTGAAGAGTCAGACGGTTCGTTGCTTAAGAAGGTTAAGTCAAACCAACGTTTATCTTCTGGCTCTGAAAACACTCCATTTGGGAAATGTACGTTCTCGTAATCTCCACTGTTGTCGTTTTTCAAAACCAAGTATTCAATACCGCTAAAAGCATTAAGAGTTTTGAAATGGTCAAATAACTTTTCTTGTATATCTAACTCTGTCATTTCTTCACGCTCCTAACCGCGGCATTAAATATATTCTCGTTATTCGCAAGGGTAACACCAATCATTCCGTTTGGAGCTTGCTTCGAATAACCTCCCACAGTCTTTCCACTTCCATTTTTAGGTGGATTTGGATAACCGCCGTATTCCAACTTCTCGATATACTCAAGATTGTTGGTTATAAATATAGATTCATCTCCTTGCGGATCTGGCATCTGACTCTTTGGTTTTGGACTTTTTCTTTTCTCCTCAACCTTTCCACTCGCAGGACTTCCGACAGTTACCTGCCAATTTCCCCTTGCACGACCAGTATCAACTGGTGTCTTTCGGACTATGGAACTGTACAGAGCAAACGCATAAGACTTGCGGACTTCTTTTATTTCCACTTCTTTCGCCTTTGCATATTTTTTCAAATCCATAGACCAACTACCCATTATTTCTTTCTCCTATGAAATAATATCTTCATAGCAAATAAGAATCGGTATTTGAACGAACTGTTCAGAAGTTCTCTTGCCAAATCTTCGGCAACCTTCTTCTTGCTGACTGCATAATTACTTGCAATCTCGTTCATCTACTTTCTTACTTGTCTAGCCTGTTTGCCACTCATATTACCTCGCGTGAATCATCACGAATATATCTACAGAACCGTCTACATTCATAGGGTCTGCATTAAGTACTGTATAATTTCTGCCACCAAAATTTACTGTATCATTTGTTACAGGTCTTTTTGGTAACTGCGCCATAAACAGAGCATCACCGTATTTTACGTTTGTTCCGTCTATGTCTTTAATAGAGAAACTTCTCTGAATCGCTACTCCCGAAAACTCTTCTCCGCCGTCTGTATATGTGTTCGTAGTCTTGTCGTATATTTTATTACCCGAACGCTTTATTTTTATGGCACTTCCGTACTTATCAAGTTTGGAATATGCCTTGTTTGCATACTTGGTATAGTCCATAGGCTATTTCTTTCCCTTGAACTTTCTGTCATGGTCGAACATAACACTTCTAATATCAGTAACATCTTTTACTGTAAGGTTAGCATTGTTTGGAATGAGAAGATATTTCTTACCAACTTTTGCCATTGTTCCATATTCGGTTTTAGAAGTATACTCTTTCAAACGAGTTGTTCTTCCGTTTACAACTACTAAACTTCCTTTAGTAGAACTTTCTCTATTTACAAAGTCATACTTTGCACTCAAGTCTGGAAGTTTTGAAATCACATTCTCTACCTGTGCCTGGCTTTTTATTTTCCCCTGTTTGTATTGTTCAACGATTTCACTTGCTGTTGGAGCTTTGTTTCCTTCGTTAATATCCTTACCAGTTTCTCTGTGGAAAGCCTGTGCTACTGATTCACCATCTTTTATATATACGTGAGTACCTTTTACGGTTATCCATCTTCCCATATCTATACCCTCTGTACCTTACCACTAATAATAGAATGTTTAGAACCGTCTCTAAACAAGCCTCTTAATTTTGTATTGATTGAATCATAGAGTGTGGTACTTGCAATCGCTTCGGATTTATCACTCTTTGCGTAAGTAAATGAAAGTGTGGTGATTGTTTCTGATGTAACATCACCATTCTCATTCTTTGTTTGAAATAATTCAGTACCTTTTGATACAAGAATTGCGGCGTCACATACTGCCTGTTTAAGACAAGTTGGAACTCCAACAACATCCTGCCCTTCATAATCTTTAAGTTCAATTCTTGGGAATCTTAAAGACTGTTCTGTGTGAGCCTTTTTTCCGTACCACTGATAGATGTTATCTATGAAGTCAGTAGCACGGATTAAAGACTGTTCTTTCTTACTGTTTGTAAGAGAATCCCACCCTGTAACGCCACGGTCTGAAAAATAATCATTTGCAAACTCGACAGTTACATAACTATCTGCGTTATATTTTCCTGTTCCATCTTCAACAATCATTTTTCAGTCCTCTTTCTACTGGCGTTTTGTTTTAGCCTGTGATTTTGATTCACCTTCTGCTTCGTCTTTCTTTGCCTTTGGTTCATCTTCTACGAAGTTGTACCCCTGTGCTTTAGCCGTTGCGATAGTTTCAGGTGAATCATAAATGTCGGCAATAATATTGCCTTTGAACATCTTTACTGTTGCCATTAAAAACTCCTAGACCGCCTCTTTCGAGACGGTCGGAAAGCTAGCCGAGAAGTGCGATAGAGTTCTCTGGCTTAATATTCTTGAATCCCCAAGCAGTACCGATTGTAACGGTTGTCTGATATGGAGCACCCCAAACAGCAAGTTCGTATGGAATACCTGTAAGTGGGTCTGTGATAATTGCACGGTCAAGTGCATTATCTCCCTTACTTGGTACGAATGGAACACGGCTTGCCATAATGATAGAACCACGAGAGAATACGCTGTTTGGAGCGTAATTCTGTACAGTGATTGCAGCATCATTAGCAACGTCTGCTTTAAGAGCAGTCTGCAGTTTAAGAGTTGTTCCACCTGTAGCAACATCTTCTGCAACAGCATAGAGAGTTGTGTCAGAACCGAACTTAACAAGGTCACCCTTCTTGAATGTACCTTCACCTGTGTCCATTGTAACCTGTGTTGCACCTTCTGATGCTCCACCGTTTACAAGGTAGCCACTTGCAGTACCCTTTGCGTGACGCATACCTGCTGATTCGCGGATTGTGAATCCGAACAAATCACCAAGAATACCACGGCGGAGAAGGTCTCCTGTACCTGCTTCATTAACCTTCTGCAAGTGTTCAATATTGCGGAGGTTACGACCAGATGTTGTATTAAGGATAGCCTGTAATTCTCCAAGAGGAGCACCAACATCTTCGAGGTTCTTAAGAGCATCTGTAAGAATGCTTGTGTTTGATGCAAATGGATTTGTACCAATTGTACCAAGTACACTTCCCTCGTTTACAGCAGAGATAACTGCCTCTTCACAAGCGTCTGCTTCCATTTCATTACGAAGTCCGCGGATTCTCTGTGCATACTGTTCAACCTGAATTGGGTCAAGCATACCAGAACCACTAACGCCAGCCTCGCCTTCTCCTGTCCAAACGATAGGCTTACCACGACGGATCTTCTGGATTGTTACACCTACTGTCTCGATTGTATCGAGGTCTGCTGTAGGAGTTACACCTTCTCTGATATCCTCGTTATCTCCCATAGGAGTAATTGGGATTTCAACCATCTGTCCTTTCTTAACAGAACTTGCCTTTGCACTGATGATAGTTGCAGGAATCATACCGATTGGCTCTGCATTTACCTTATTCAATGCTTCATAAAATACTGGAATTACCGAGTCTAATTCGTGTGCGCTTAGCGTCTCCTTTTATTGAAGGTTTACCCTTCGATTTTTCCACCCTTTCTAAAGAAGTCCTGTACTGCGGTTGGATTTTCAGCCTGCATCTTACTGAACTCTTCACGGGTCATTGTTTTAGCACCCGACTGAACGCCTGTATCACCCCTTGCTCCGCCTCCTGTAGAAGTGTTTGCAATATAGGCTTTACCTTCTGGTGTCATACTGAATGCCTTAATAACATCCTCAACAGAACGATTGTCCTTGTTAAGGAACTTAATACCACCGTCTACTTCTGTCGGTTCGAAGCTGTTCAACATTCGAATACGAGCAATGAAACCTTCTTTGAGACCAGGGACGAACTCAAGTCCTTCAAGCCCTTTCTCAAATGCCTTTTCCTCAAGTGATGAAATGTGCTGTGCCAAGTAGTAATCACGCTGTTTTGTAATTTCCTCGATGTCACCATCGAACTTGGTCTGCATTTCAGCAAGTTTAGTGTTGTAATACTCCTCTGCTTTCTTGTCGCCTGCAGTTGCTTTTTCAAGCAATCCATTCAGTTCGGCAATCTTAGATTCGTACCCACTCTTCTCTGTTTCGAAACTAGCAATCTGTTCTTTGAACTTCTGCTCTTTTCCCAACAATTCATCACGCTTTTTTACCAATCCGACTGTAGCCGCATTAGTATCAGCCTCGTGTTCGGCAAGAATCTGCTTAATTTTATCTTCAGCAGACACTTCCTCGTTTCCCAACAATCCCGTCAGAAACTCTTCATTTAACATAGATTTTTTCTCCCATTAGGATAAGATATGATTTTTCGGCTTTGCCTATGCCTGTGGCAATTCTTCATTTCTACCTACAATAATAAATCCACATATTTCATTTGTCAATAGTTCGCACGTGCGAAGAATAAAAGAGGCGGACTTTTACATCCGCCTTTAAATAGTTTTTTCTCCTATTCTGATATCTGCCACAGAGTAAAATCTTTTGTAGAATCACGTGTATATGCTAAAGTAATTGTGGTTTCATCTCGTTCCCAACTTATTTCAAATTCGGTTTCTGAAACACGTGTATATGCATAATCGTCCATAATAAGGGTTCCTATACTGCCTGAGCCTGTGATTATATCTCCCATAAGCATTTTGGTAGTAGATGCTTCAGTTCTATCAGTAGGTGAAATATCTGCCGATAGATAACTATAAGTAAATTCTTCGGGGTATTCACTGTTTACTACTTTCCAAGCATACGCAGTAGCAGTACCACCACTAGGACTTGGACTTAATGGAATGTCACCTTCTGAATATCTATCAAAAGTAACGTCATCAAGAGAAGGTTCATCAATAGTGATTGCATCATCTTCATAAGTAACAACTTTATAGTCCATAGTTGGTGGACAAGGTATTCCGCCCTCACCTGAACATATAATAACAGTATCATCAACAGAAGGTGTAGGACTCGTTGTGTAAACAACATATCCGCCAGAACTTGACCAACAGTACAGTGTAGCAAGGTCTCCACTTCCTCCGCTTGGAATATTTTCAAGCGTTATAGTGGTTTTCTCCATAGCGTCTTTATTTGCAGAAGGAGTAATCTCAATAGGTTCACTGTACTGTGATACATCAATTGTTGCTGTCTTGTTTGATTCAAGTACAGGGATTCCTGCCAATGTTACCGTGGCTTTATCCATTACATCCTTGTTTGCAGACGGAGTAATTTCTACTGGTGATACATATTCTGAAACGTCAATTGTGGCAGTTTTATTTGTTTCGTGTACTGGGAGCGGTACAGCGGTTGTAACAGTAACCCTTTCCATTCCATCCTTCCCTGTACTTGGCTGAACTACTGTTGTACCGTTCGTTGTAATGCTGACACTCTTATTACTTTCGAGATCCGCACCGCCTTCATATTTCTGTATCTGTTTCTTTAAGAAACCTGCTAATGCAACATTATTCATAAGTCATCTCCTATAGTGGATTCCAAGTCTTACTCTGACCGTGGAATACATACAAATCGCCTGTGTCCAAAACAAAAGCAGAACTTCCTGCACTGCAATCTGTTGGCAACTTTGATATATCTGCACTATACAACTGGAAGTTTTCTTGGCTATTTCCACTTCCGCCTACCGATTCAATTGAGCCTAAATCAACACCGTTTCGTATGCTTGGGCTACCTCCATTTAATTTGAATTATAAGACACACTTGTATTATAAACAAGCGCAATTTATGAAATATGATTGTTTATCTGATTCCAACCAATCTCGTAACAATCAACAAAACTCTGTGGTAATTCAATTTCCAATGCCTCTGACAATCTTTCTAATTTTGGCAGATTATCCTTCTCTACGTCATAACAAGATGATTTGATTCCTGTTTCTTCATACTGCTTGAGGCTGTTCTTTATTTCCCCAATCTGATTATCTATTTTTGCCTTGAGTTCACTTTGTTTCATAATAAATAACTCCTTCAATCATCTTGACTATATCAGTTGGAAGTTTTTCAATACCCATCCTATACATTGTAAACACTTCTGCAAAAAATTCAAATGCGTTTCTATTACCGTATTCTGATATAAGATTCTTCATAACAGCAGTATCTTTTAGAGATTTGAACATATCATTTACTTTACCAACTTCTTCAAGCATTGAAGCAATTTGCTGTTTTGTTTTCCCTCTAGTAAAATATCCAAAGTTGTTAAGACCAATTCGGAAATCTGATAACAAATGACCATATTCGTGAGTAACTGTAGATTCAACACTTAATTGTCTATAACCAACATTACCACGCATGAACTTACTCTTGTATTCTGCTTCACGTAGAAGATCCGTAAAATATTCCTTTTGTAACTTCATAAGAGGTTCTTTGATATGCTCATCACAATATGCAATCTGTTTCTTATAATGTTCTATATCACTCTTACACATTACTGCCCATTCGCTCGGAGTTGGAGTAATTTTTTTCGACATCTGCTTTTCAATATACAAAATATCTCCATAAGTCTTTCCTGTTTCTCCCTTCGGAAGTGACTTAAACTCGATTGACTTAATTACAGGAATAGGATATTTACTCTGCAATCTTGTGTATTCATCTATTGTCCTCTTTACAACATCAACTTCTGTGTCGCTCGGAATCACAACTTCTTCGGCAAATACTTTTAGTTTGTTAGTCAGTTGTTCAACTTTCTTGTCACTTAATTCAGACATAAGTTTACCAACTTTACCACCATTGATTACACCACCAATCCTTGAACTCATAGTCTTAAGAGATATTGTTTTTCCGTCATCAATAAACTGTCCAACATTCTTGTCTCTCTTGTATAGCTCATACCTTGTTTTACCAAGCACTTCCTTCTGCGTTTCCTCGTCCTGTTTTCCGAGCCAATCATTGAAGGTTACTCTTTCAACGTATCCGTCTTTTGAGGCTCTTGTTTCTCCCTCGATGTAGAAGTAAGGAATGATAATACAGCGACATCCACGATGCCTTGGAAGTAATGGTGCGTCCTTGAGACTCTTGAATAATTTCCCATCATCGTTGCCACATACAATACAAGTTCTTGAATCCAATGTTGCGAGGTATTCATATTTATACTCTGTTTCTCCGTCTCCAAAATACTGCTCGTTTTCCTCAAATACTCTGTTTCGTGTTTCATTTGCAAATGATTGAAGAAGTGTTCTAGTGTTACCGTATATTGAATTGCGTAATGAGTTTATAGCACCTGGCTTTTTGAGTTTACTTGAAGGTGTAAGCCCGCCCATAACATTCTTCACAATCTCATCAGTAGGCATACCTGTCAAATATCCTGCTCTTACTGCGGAATCCCAAGTATTAAACAATCCGTCTTCAATTCCATTCAGATAACTGTCATAAGTAAATCCATCTGTCACTGGCTTGAACATTACTGCGGTCTTTATCTGTTCTACTGTTGGATAAATCAAGTTGACCTTGTTACCCTTCTTTATACTCCGCATATAAGGCTTTGAGAGTTCGAGAAGATGTTTCTGTTTCTTAAGTTCGTAATCTATAAGACCATCGATGTCTGTATTGTCTGCTACATTTTTCTTAACTTCCTTAGACACTTCTCTAAGTTTCTTGGCAATATCATGGTAACGTTTCTTGGTAGATACTTCGGAAGTTCTCTTGAGATACTTAGCAATTTCTTTATCAGCATCATCAAATAACTTAATTATCTCGTTGGCTTGACCATTCTTATACTTCTCAAAATCGATTGCGTACTTGATTACACCGTTCTCTAACTTATTCATTACACATCTCCCACTCTTCTTCTGTGAATGGCTTTCCTTGTTCATAATCTCCACACAGAGTTCTCTCTGTATAGGTGAATAAAGGCTCAACCAAACAAAAACCTATTGGCAGATTGTCGTCTTTTGTACAATCTACCCACTTCTCGCACGATTTACAGAGAACCTTACTCAACAGCGATACCCCTTCTTTTCTGTTCCTTCAAGCCATTCAGAGGCTCGTTTCTTTGCTCCATTAAGGTCATGGTCACGATAGTTTCCACATTCAACTTCATTTACAGCAGGGATCTCCTTATTCCATACTGCAACTTTCTCGAGAACATTTCTGAATACACAGTAAATGTCATACTCTGTATATTCTCCATAACAGATGAAATAAAACCCTGTACGGCAACCCATAGGTGACAAATCTATTACTCCACCAATCTCATCTCGAATAGTTTCTGCCATAAGATGCTCAAGAGTGTGGATTTCTCCTGTTCCCATACAATCCTTATTTGGCTGGCAGAATCTTATGTCATACTTGCTTACAACAACTCCGTTTTGACGTTTCATACTTGCCAATCTTACATAAGGTGCTTCCACTTTTGTGTGATCCAAATTAAAACTTTCCACTTTATAACTCATATTTACTCCTTTTTGGAAACTTCTTCCCTAATACTTCGTAGATTACTGAATAAACGCTGAAATCTGTTTTTGAATTATCATTCAGTACAGTCTCTCTGTAACCCTCATTTATCAAAACCTTTACTATCATAGGAAGGTCTTGTTTTGTCGTAGCACAATATCTGTGCCTGTATTTTGAATCTGTCTTACAAACTCCTGCGCCCATAGCACAGAATGAAAACAGATATTGATTAAAGTTCTTGTATTCTCTGAAACTAGATACTGATTCAAGTATTTCATCTTTGTATCTTTCATATACAGAGTTACAAAAACTCTTAATCATTGGCGCGGAGATATGTGGTACTTGTGGGTACTCCGTATCTCCTATCAACCTAAAACATCTGCTCGGATAATGTTTCCTCGCAAACTCATAACTGTTACGTGCTATCTGAAAGTAATGTTCCTTACGCTGTTTTGGAGAACCAATATTGATTATCTCCAACTTGTTCTTTGCTTTTACTGAACCGTCATAATCTTCATAGAAGAAGTCATCTGGCGTCAGCACTCCGTTCGGCAAAAAGTCATCATTCGAGTAAATGTAATACTCGGATAAATCCTTAATCAGATGCACGAACATTTCTATTGCACAAGAGTTGAACGTAGGCAAAAATTCCTTTGGAATGAACTCCTTATGTTCAACTACTGTAACAGTTTCTGTATTCATCCATTCGGGTACTTGGGTCTTATCGTGTACAATGATAAATACCTTTCGTACCCACGGCATATATCGTTCAGTAGCACGAAGTTTATAACGAAGTAATTCACCGTCAGCATAATAACGTTGCTTATCATCGTTATAAACTCGTCCTGTGGCTTTCTGCCAATCAGTCTGCCACTGTTCCTTTCTGCAATCCACATAAGGAAACACAACATCGATGCGATTCATTACTCATCCTCATTTGGAATTGGAATCCTACTCTTCTGTTCCTCATCAATTTCTGCCTGTTCTTCCTCGAATGTCTTATCAGATGCAATAATCTCACCTTCTTGGAGATTTCTGAACATAGTCTTCTTAGAGATTGCTCCCTGTTGCCAAGCAGCGACATACTGTGCAAGGTCACTTGCAGAGAGTGCAGAAACATCGTAGTCTGTATTGAATATTACTTGGTGTTTATCTTCTGGAACTTCCTTGCTAGATGACCATTCAAGATAAATCTTCAATAACTTGGTGAATACGATTGAGAAGTTGTTCGCAATATCAGCAAGGATAGAGTTCTCACCTGCTCTGTGGATTCGTGCAGTTTCTGCAGATTCTACTCCTTTACGCTCCTGTGAGATAATCCTTGCTCCAAGGATAGCCATACGCTCTTCATCAGCGTTCATTGCATTTGCCAACTGATTACATCCGCTACCGCTGAACTCAAGATATTGCATACTTGCACCTGCTGGAAGATTTTGAACAACTGAACCACCAAGTTTAAGAGGTTCTGAAGCAACTTCTACTCCATTTACCAATACAGTTGGAACATCTGCTCCCTGTGTCCAAGGTGTAGGAACGCCTGTCCAATGCAAACCATTTTCGTAGTCTGCTGACTTGCGATAGTGAGAAAGGTTTACGTTGATTAAGTCCTCAAGAATAGGCTCTTGTGGATAATCTGATGTTGATAGGAAATAGAATGGGATGTAATTGAATCTCTTACCTTTGATTTTTGGCTCTACTTTGTCGATTACTACATCTCTGTCATTGTAGAGAATCTGTACATAGTAGCCGTTCTCGTCAATCTTGCATACACGGTAATTGTTCCTCTGTTCAAGGGTAAAATCTGCCTTTACAACCTCTGTTTTCTCTCGGAAGATAACAAAGTCAAGATACTGCTTTCTACCGTCACTAGCCCAATGCCAATTGATGATGGACTCTGCCTTGTAATAGGTCATATACGCAGAAAGATTTGCATCCTCAAAATCTTTCTGACTTCTTACATTCTCCATTTTTGGCATATCAACTAATACACCACCCCATGCAGTAGTAAGAAAGTCCTTTACTGTTTCAGAACAGAACTGATTAAGTGAGTGACCTTTTCCGTCTACGTTTTCAAGATACTTTTCAAATCCGTCTGGAATCTGTGTGATGATAGGCTTACGGTTTATCATACCGCTTAAGCCATCAAGTGTTCTTCCTGTTGCGTTGAAGAACTGCGCCCTCATTATGTAAGCATTGTAGTCAGCATCATCCATTCCCGATGCTCTTGGAAGATAACGTTCCTTGCGATACTTGATGTAAGTTTCACCACCAACTGCATCGCGACATTTCTCCCACTTCTTAATGAACTTCATATAAGAACTACAACAATTCTGAATACTGCTTGGCTTCCTCCTAGATACCTATTACCCTTCCCTGTGACATTCTTACTCTATCCAAATCTTCACAACCATATCGTAAAGCGTCTGGAATATGAGAGAAAGCGTGTTCAGGGTTATTTGTTACGCAATCTGTCTTGCTATCTCGTTTCCAACAATAGTTAGAGAACGCTTCGATAGTATTCGGACAGTTTTTGCTATGTATTACAATGTGATAGTCCTGTAGTTTTTGTATACCTCCAAGCACAGAACCACTTCCCTTACGACAGCCATGAAGTCCAACCAACCCAAGTTTCTTCAACTCATTGATTGTTCGAGGATCTTCACTATCTCCCGAAATCATCGCATTTCTGAATCCCGCAGCAATCAACTCTCTTGCAATAGCAGAGTTTTCCATTGTTACTGCATAGAACTCATAATAAATATATATAATCTTGTTGAACGTATCACAATACGCACCAACAAAAGCTGTAGGGTCATTATAACCGAAATCCATACCATTGCAAGAAACAAATTTAATTGGCTGTCTTAATACCTCTTGAATATTAAACTCTTTTACTTCCCAATTGTCATAAACAAGTCCGTCTGCAACACCCCAATCACCGAGTCCTTCAATGCGATAACGGCGCGGATTCTGTGTTTTCATAAGTTCAAACAACGCACGGTCATCATCACCCAAGAACTCGTTACATTTATAATTGGTTGTAAGTGCAAGGATATCATCGTGCTTGAAGTCAAAGAATCGTTTCTTAAGCCAATGTCTATCACTCCAAGGGTTGAATGTAAGCGTTATCTGCTTAAACAACGGCGCGGGTAATTCACCACGAATAGACATATCAATCTTGTTGAAATCTGCTTCACTGTTTACTTGGTATGCCTCTTCAAACCACACCCAACACAACTGTCCTTCATCGGCAACGATAGAGGTAATACCCATTACATCGTCCATACCTCGGAAGTATATTTTCTGTCCACTCGGCTTATATGTAAGGGTGTAACTTCCCTTCATTACTTTCCAAAGATGACGTACTCCTAACTGCTCCATAGCCCATATCAACTGGGCTCTTGTAGACTGTTTATTAAGGTATACGTGCTTTCGGATAACGAGAACATTCGGCTTGAGTCCGTACTTGTGATAGAACTCCATCATCTTGTATATATACCAAAGGGCAGTCGTACAGGATTTCTTACTTCCTCGACTGCCTTTTACCACTCGGTAGCGACCTTTGAAGTTCCAAAACTCGTCATAACCTCCACCGACTACATCAGAGAGTTTTACGACCCTTCGCTCATTCTCCATCTTTCCCTATATCATCAACGAACATCGGACTTGTAATAGATATTGCACTTTCTGATTCAATCTGTGTTCTGTCGCTCCACTTAAATCTGTTCTTCATATTGAATATCCAAGTAACTGCATTTATCTTCTGTGTTCCCAAAGAACCTGCTCTTCCAAGTTTCTCCCACCAAGCCTCTGACAGTTCCAAACCTCTCTGATATGCTTCATTAAAGCGTTTATGCTCTTTACACCATCTGTAGAAGGTATCTCTTGAGATTCCCATATTTGCACATACTTCAATTACAGATTCACCGTTTTCGAACATAGCAGGGAGTTGTTCAGCATATTCTTTCTTATAAGTACTTAATCTTGCCATTTTTGCCTCCTTACTCTTTATAGGTGTCAGATAATTTATACACTCTTCTCAAGTTTCTCAATTGTTCTGTCCAAGCGTCCTTGGTTCAGTTCATTACCATAGAATGACAGTCCGTGTTCAATTGCATATCTTGCGGTATATCCTAAACCACAGCAAGGGTCAGTGATTGTCATACCTTCCTTTGCGAATGGTTCAAGTGCTTCCAATAGAGACTTGTAACCTTTTGTGTGATATACCTTCTGACGATAGTCGAATGTAAGATTGAGATTACCTGTCTTAGAGAATACGTTGAGTATCATAGGTCTTGCGGGCGAGCCGTACATCATTTCGATTTGAGCCTCCTGTTTAAGACCGTGACACATAGCAATCTCTACCAACTGCTGATTCCACTTAATTCCGTATTCTACGAAGATTGGTGCGTCATCTTTAGTATACTTTACTGCGACATCGAAGAATCTCTGTAAGAACTTAAGAAGGTCTGTTTTCTTCTTTTCTGCGCCCGTCATCTTGTTATTCAAAGTCTGCCAAAACTCAAGATTTCCCCAAGGTGGATCTGAATAAAAGATGTCTATTTTCTTATCACCATAGAGTTCATCGAGGTTATCGAATATATCTCCACATCTTACCTTATGGCGTCCTATTTCCTTAATCATTTTGTGCCTCCACATCATCAATAAAAAACTTACTCTGCCTGTTTGTTGGTCGTGGACCGAGAGTAGATTTGAAATCCAAATGCTGTACCAAGAACGGTACTTGCATCCAATATTTGAGTTTCATTTTACCAAGAACGTAGCCAATATAAGTATCAGAAGGATATGTCCATACTGAATACTTAGTTTTATACCATTCACGGAATTGTGCAACATTTTCTGGCTTGATAATTTCATCACATACTGCCTTTGGGAAGTAATTGCACTGATTCCATTGATAACGGCTTCCTGCGCGATATTCTGAATGCAGTGCAGTGCGTGAACAAGCTGATTCGAACATAGAGATTACTTCATTCGGGCGAGATGCAATAAGTTCTTCACAGCGTGTCTGAAAGTTCTTACACAACTGTACGTCATCTTCGAGTAATACTACTCCGTCAGCATCAGTTTTGAAGATGTTTACAAAACGCTCAAACAACCCTTCTCTGCCACTCATAATAACATTCAGCGGAGGCAACTGTGATTTCATAATAGCCACATTGTCGATTCTCTGCTGATTGTTTTCAGTACATAATACTTTATATTCGATATTCATACTTACTTCCTTCCTGTCCACTTGTATTCATCTGTGTTCTCATAGATTTCGCCATAGTGCTTTTCCTCTTGGATCTGTTTTTCTGTTTTCCAAGACTGTCCGTACTGTGCTTTTTCGAAGAGTTTTGCAAAGCCTGTTACATACTTAAGTTTTACAATCTCCTCTTTCTCCATTCCAAGTTCTTTACAGATATCTGCGTCAGACCATCCATTCTGTAACATATTGAATACAAGGTTACTCATACCTGTTACGGCGTGGCTTCCTCTTGCTCTATTATGGCGGACTGTGGCAGCCATACGTTCGTTCATTGTTTTATTGAGAACTACGATAGGCAAACAACCGTGATTGCGCTCGAGGATGTCCTTCTGTGTTTTACAAACGAAATAGCGGTGGAATCCGTCAACAATTACATACTTATCCTTTTCTTTATCGTATACGGTAACTACTGGCTGTGTATACCCATCTTCTTTAATTGAGATATACAATAACTGCATTTCCTTCTTTGCAACAGAGTTAGGATTGTAGTCATTTGGAGTTACCTTTTCGATTGGCACCCATATTACGTTATCAATAGGCTGTGATTTGTATTCTGACAGTTCAGCACAAACCTTGCGGATCTCGTTGATTACGGCAACCTTGTCCTTACTTCCATTTACAAGTTTAGTAATATCATCTTTTACACTCATTCTTATTCTCCTTTCTTATTTTCGTTTATGATTACCTTATGTTTTTCACGCAACCAAGCACGATACTTAGGGTTTGTATAAACATTCTCAATTGTTGTGAAATAGTAATCATCAAGAAGTATGCACTTTACGAAAGTCTGTGCAAAACCGTCAATCTCTGGGTGTCCTTCAAAATCAAGCATAAGTTTAAGGTACTTGTTTCTGAAAGCAAGTCGATGTTCTTCTTTTACGAGGTGGTCGATAAGATAAAGTACATATTCATTCCAACCACTGAACATAGAAGGATAAGTTTCGGGAACACATCGTGCGATAGAACAGTGTTTTTCAGTGTTTACTCCGTGAAGTCTTTCTACTGCCTTGTTCCAAGTGTCAGGCTCAAGTTCCTGTAAATACGAAAGCGATTTAAGTGCGGTTTCGTGGTTGAGGTTAGAAACACGCATTTTTGGCATCGGTACACCTTTTGCATACATAAAATTATAGATTCCGTTATAGTCGCACTTGTTGTCAAAAATAAACTTCCAAATATCTCGGTAAGACCAATCGTACAGAGGATAGAACGTTACTTTTGCACAGTTCTCTTCCCACTTGTCGATATGTCCATATGTGATGTCTTTCCAACATCTGCGTGATGTACAAGCCAATACACGCTTTGGAGTTTCTTCTCCGCGGACACCACCGATATTGGCACAGTCTTTACCCTCAAACATTTTTGCTTGTACAGCACCAAATATTTCGTGGAATCGCATAGTACCAAAGGTATTTTCCTTAATAGCACAAGGCTCTTTTTCACGCATCCATTTTCCGCCCTCTTCCCAACACCAAAGCCATTCAGAATCGTGACTTGTAGCATTGAAGATTTTCATAGGCATCTGCAACCAAATAGGCTCTACTTCTGGTCTGCTCATAACACGACGGACATAATCTACGGTGTGTTGCCACTCGATTTCCTGGTCTATGAACAGTACTTTGAGAGGAAGTCTGTTTCTCTGTCTTGCTACGGCAAGGCACAATTCGAGAACTACAGTTGAATCCTTTCCGCCAGAAAACGATACAACAATATTTTCGAAATCATCGAAGATTCTATTGATGCGTTTAATGGCAGCGTCAAAAACGTTCTCTTCCATATAGATTTTCATAATTTGCCACTCACTATTACATAATTATTAAACTCCTCATAAGAGAAGTTCTTAGATAATTTGCGGAGATACTTCTTATATGCAGAAAATCCGTAAATCTTAATCTTATTGTGTCCAAGCGAATGTGCAATTGGTGTATAGCCATCTTTGGCAAACATCAAAAACACTTCCGCGCCATTATTTGCTATATTCTTAATTTTGGTTATTGCTCTTGGTTTGATATAAGATGGACTGTTGTAAAGGCTTACGATAGTGTCATATTTTTCAGACATATCCATTTCTTCAAACTTACAACACTGACATTTTTTATCACCATATTTAAGAATAAGTTTTTTCAACATCTTAAAACAAGGGTCTACACCATTGTAATCATAGGCGAACTCTGGAACTTTTTTGTATTTATACAAATCAATCAAAAGTCCTGTTCCGCAACCAATGTCAAGAACCTTTCCATTTGCAGGAACTTTTTTTGCAACTTCATAATCCTCTTCTCTGTACTTTGCAGATGAAAAAAAGTTGTCGTAGTTATCTGCTATTTCGTCATAATCTGCTTTCACTGTGCTAAAATCTCCTGTATCTGTTCCATTGTAAGTTCAAACTGTGAATAGCAGAATGGACAAGTGAATGGCACTTTGTCTGTTGTTGGTGTAGAAGGATTTTGAACGGTTGTTACTTCTTCTGATGTCACACCTTCTTCTGGCTCAAAAATCTCAAATGGTGATGGCTCTGCGGTTTCAGAAGCGGTTTCGAATGATTCTCCGAACTGTGGTGTTTCCATGCTCTGCTGTGAATCAGCCCAAGTTTGTTCTACGCTACCGTCATTTCCTTTGAATATATCTTCTGTTGGATGTTGAGAAACACTTCCACCAATCTGCAGAGATGATGAAGGCATACTTGGCTGAATTGGTGGTACAGATGTCTGCGGTGCAGATCCGCCAATAACCATTGCATTACCCTTGCGAACCAAATCTCCCTTGGATTCAAAAGAGAAGTTAATTTTATCCATATGAATATTAAGGTCGTTCAAGTTAATTTTACAGTCTTTTGCGAAGAAGTTCAGAGAACCTTCGGTAATCTTTCCATAACGAGAGTTTACCTGTAAAACCTTCTCTTTTGCCTCTTCTTCATCTTTTGCATCAACAAAAACAACTGGAATGTTATCAAGGATAAATCCTTCATCTTTCAACTGCTTAAGAGCAAGATAACGAGCCTTTCCATCAAGAATAACATTGTGGTTTTTCCAAACAAAAATCGGAAAAAGGAATCCATTCTCTTTCATTGAATCCTTAAGTCGCTCAATATCGTGGCTTGTTCTGTTTTTTATATCTGATGCAAACGCTGTAATTTCAGCCAATGTCAATGTATCTTTTGTTTTACACTTATTAAGAATAGGTTTCATTCTACCAACCTCCACCAATCTTCATTAAAAGGTCATCCCTTTTTATACTCATTGTCTTGCCACAACAAGGACACTTAAATGAACACAACTGACTTGCAATTGCCTTGCGGTCGTTTTCAACCTTTTCTTGAATCCAATCATTGTACTCGTTGATTGTAGCCTCTGACGGAGAAGAATCTGCAAATGTAGGCATATGGTCGATAGTTGTCTTAATAGGCTCTTTGACAACTACTGGCTTAATTTCCTTAAGTTCCTGTTCAAAACGGATATCGATTGATTTGAAATCAAAGTTCATACCCTTAGAGAACTGAACAAAAGAATTGTTTGTAATATCACCAAAACGCGAGTTAATACGAAGCAATTTTTCTTTTGCATCATTGTCATTTTCGGCTGTGATATAAACTACTGGAAGCGGTGGGATTTCATATCCTTCTTTTTCGAGTTCATTTAATGCCAACTCTCTTCCGTGTCCATCAAGAATGTAATTCCAATTCTTATTCTTCCAAACGAAGAACGGGAAACTGAATCCATACTTAATAATTGATTTCTTTACTTTATCAACATCCTGTTCATCACGGAACTTCAACTTTCCCTGAAACTTAGTAAGTTGATGAAGGTCAAGAAAATCGCCTGTACTACAAGTAATTGCTATTTTCATTTTTCATGCTCCCTTTTCTTTTCTGCATTATCATAATCAAACATTGGACTAATTCGTATTGGGCGACTTCCACAAACTACGCTCTTGTTTTCTTCGTGCCCCGCAAGATTAGGAACAGTAACAAATATACTGTCATAGCCGTAACGTTCAAGAAATCTTCTAAAGAACAAATCATCGGCTTGCATTTTCATATATTTGTTATAAGCACTTACTGTTTTACATTCATCAGTAAGAAAGAACTCCAAAAAACCTTGCGAAATCTTTTTTGGAATGTATGTACACAACATCCACCCCGCCTCTTTTGCAGGGTAAAAACCTTCTTTATCAATTATTTTATCACCATTGTACTCTGTTTTCCCTTTAAGGAATGGCGTTGAAAATACGATTACATTGTCGGGGTGTTGTTTCACCACGGCTCTGCACTTTCCCATAAAATCTTTGCAAAGGAGAATATCGTCTTGAATATATACGGCATCATCGTCCGCCAATTCAATTGCTTTCAGAAAACTCCAAATGCAACCATTATGATTTACGTCATTTACAATAATTGGTTGATATAACAATCGTTCAAGGTATGACGTATTTCTTTCTGGAACTTTGCGAATTACAAACTTCATTTTCCACCCGAAATACTTAGTTTGGTAGTAGTTTTTGGCAAAAAAAATGCTACACTAGATATATTTAGTGTAGCATCGGTATAAAAAATTGTCAAATAGTTCGCACGTGCGAAATGCTAGATTCTGTCAAGCCAATAGATTTTTGGCATTCGTTTTGGGTCATCGATAAGACCTCTATTCATCACCCAAGTTGTATTCATAGGATCTCCCATTGTCCAATACTGCATATCATCAACACATAATACAGTATAAACAGTCTTGAGCATCTTCTGACGTTCACCATACTTTCTGATAAACATAGCCCAACGTTCAAACTCTGCTCTATTCTTTTTGCAAGAATCACAGAATCCACTGCACTTTCCATCTTCTTTCTTTTTCCAACAAGGATAATTGATGATGTACTGATGTGGACAAAAATCTTTCATTGTAGAAGAAGACTTCCAATAATTTCGCGCAATATACGCCTTAAACTCACTCATTTCTGCCATCGAAGGTCTTGGATGGTCGGGAGGCAATTCACCCCTTACATTTGGTTGAGGTAAACAAGAAGTTGCTAATTCTTCCTGTGTTTGTTTTACCTCAAATACATATTCCTCACAATAACTCTGCTCTTGAAATCCACCAATAATTACTCTCTCAACATCTTCCTTTTGATTGACGAAGAGCACTTGGCAAACGAGACCTTTCTTTTCATATGCTGGCTTTAATCGCTGACTGTGTTCTACATTCATATTACCTTCTACGATTGTAGGAATACCGTCATCAAATAAGTCAGGTGTCAGATCCTTAAGTTTCATTTACGCTCCTTTCTTTTTATTATCGTCATGTTTTGCAGTAAAGATTTCAACATAATCTTTATAAAGACCACTTTTTTCAAGATAATTCATTACATCTTTTATTCGCTTTTCAAGAACCCACAAGTTTTCTTCCTGTCTCATTTCGAACTCTACTTCGTGGACATCGCGAGGAATCCTTGACTCTTTATAATCAGCAACGAGATATTCAAAAGTGTTTATTCCCGTACAAAGAGAATACATATAATGCTGACTACGTTTTACATAATGATAACCACCTTTGTACTTTCCTGTAGTCTTAATATCGATAATTTTATTTGGGAACATAATATCTGCATAGCCAAATAAATGGAACTCTTTGTCTCCGAATTGAACGTCTTTCATAACGGGAACTTGCTGTTGCCCATTACGACATTTCTGCGCAATTTTTAATGTCGGATAAACAGCAATGTCGACATCATAGCCTTTTACTCCTCTCGCCTCGTACCACTGTCTTGCATACATTTTGAACTGTTCGTCATTTAAATTATTGCAGTTCTGACAGACAAGATTTTCAAAATCAATTCCTCTCTGACACGCTTCGGAAGTTGGTCGCTCCTCTCGTTTTATCATTGCGATAAACTCTTGAACCGCTCTGTCCTTCCAATCTTTTGGACAAGATATAAGCCAATCATAACTGTCCAATAAACTACTTGTGATTAAATATTTCATTCAGCCTCCTCACCTATTTCTTGCAAATCATAATAATTTCTTGAATAATTTTTACCGATAAGCCAATATAGTTTTTCTTTTGCTTCATCTTCGTCTTTCGCCCAAAACTCGATAACCATTCCTTTTTTTGTAACTTCATCAGAAATATCTGCTTTATACTTTTTTAAGTCTAACAACTTGCCCCTCCATTTTCTACATTACAGAAGATTCCATATCTACATCGCAGTAGTTTCCGTAGAATAAAATATTGAACTCGTCTTCGTCTGTCCAAACTCCATTTTCATCACAAACCTGTGCACATTCATAAAGTTTATCAACAATAGAATCCTCAAGTTCTCTTACTTTATCTACGGTTATATCAAATCGTTCTGCAATTCCCTTGAAAGTAAAAATACGATTTCCCGAAGTTGTTCCTGCACAACCTTTTACAACCATATAATTTGCTATGGCTTCAACAAAAAGTTCTTCTTTAATTGCATAAGGCTTATTCATATTCTGCTCCTATCAACACAGACAAGATATGAGTCTTATCCTCATCATCAACCATAGCAGTACAGAACCTTTTCTTGAGATCCTCAATCTGCTCATCAGTGAGAGAACTAAGATTATCTTCTTCATCGTGATTACAAATCAAAGCATTTCCGACCAACATTGGCTGGTGATTACTGTCAAAAACACTTGGAATTGCAGGTTGTCTGTACAATCCTTCGTCATCTACGACGAAATCATACCAATTGTCTCCGACCTTTCTCTCTGTAACGTCGATAAGCTCACAATCGCATAATTTATACAGATTATCAAGAGTGTCTTCGAACTCAACAACATTTACCCCTTTCATTTTGTAAACATCTATCAACAGTCCTTTGATAACAGGTTTTCCTGTGCCTGTTTCAAGTTCATAATAATCTTGAAGGACAATATTTTCTGCCTCAGAAAGTTTTTCTTTTACCTTTTCACAAGTTTCTTCTTTCATTACAAACCTCCTATTTTCCTATAAAATAATAAGCATCTGACACAGCCTGTTCTTCTTTTCTGTTCATTACCATACAGAACATACAAGCATCACCTTCTCCGTAAAAATCTGCTACCAAAGTAACATCGCCACCGTGCCTTACATACACCTTGTATTTCTTCATTACTTTCCTCCTTTCTTTTCAAGTAATATTCCTTTTTCCAAAGCCAACTTTTCTGCATCAAATCCACATCGCTTACAGTCATAATAAGTGATGTAAACTGAACCTTTTTCGTTCATCTTGAACTTATCTCTGAACGCATTTTCCATAGCACCTGCCTGTAATGCGTATCCATACCCTTTGCTAAATCTTTTTTCTGTACACTTAGGAAATGTTTCCAACCACTTAAACCCTTGTCGTCTAAACATAGCAGTATGCGCAATCGGATAAGCCATTTTCTGCAGATTGAACGGTTGCTGATAATCTTTTATCTCTATCCCACAGCCATAAACTGAATTATTGCAATGAGATACAATAGGCATTATATCAATCTTTACTCTGATTCCTATTTTCTCAAGCAATATGCACAACTTCAAAACTGCCATTCCAGACTTCATCAATTCCTCACTTGTCTGATTGCAATTTCCTGTGTTATTGAAGTAGATGTGCATAAACTTCTTTTCAATCTTCTTTCTTGGAGTATTTGCCCACATCGCTTTCGGAACTCCTTTTATTGCAGCGGGTACTATCGGTGCAAATCCTGCCATATTTGGTTTATGTTTTACACATATCCTTTCTACTTGTTTGGAATACTTCTGCAATTCAGTTTTCATATCATCTACTTTCGCAGACCAACCTTTTGCAAGTAAATCTTCTGCAATTTCAAATGTTTTAGTTCCACTCCAAGAACTGATTTGTTGACTTGAATGATTATAACGCATAACTTCATTGGTTTTTCTGCTGTTTATTATATTGTCAAACTCATAAATGCTCTTAAACTTCTCAAACTGCAAATCCATGACCTACCTCCTACGCTGTAAGTTCGAACTCCTGCTGTTCTGGAATCTTCCACTTTACATTCTCACCTTTGCACGCTCTGTAGTACAAGTTATTTTTATCAATCATATTGTTCAGAATGTTCTGCAAGTCATCATCTGCCATTGTTCGAATCAAGCAATCTCTCATAACTTCTTTCAGCGTCAATTCACCTTTCATACTAACAATCTGCTTTAAGTTTCGATAACTTACTATAACCAAGATTCCGTTCTTTTCTGTCTGTCTGCGGAACGCATCAATGAAATCGACCAATTCTTCATCACCTTCCGCAATACTCATTTCAACCTGTCTGTTGTAATCAACACGGATTGGAACGAATCGGTTCAGTGTTGAAGCATCCAACTGCTCACCAAGATACTGTTCGTCAGAACCTGTTCCTATTGTGTTAGTTGCACTCATAAACACAAGTGCCTTAAACTCAAGGTGTTCGTCGTTCGGGAACGTGAACTCTTTCTTATCCAACGCTTCATTGAATATCTTCAAAACCTCACCGTCTGAACAATCCATTTCATCAAACAAGAACACCGCTTTACGACCCTCGGCTACTGCCTTACAAGCATCATAAAACGGTGTTTTCACAAACCTCGAATTGGCATCTACAAACCCTGTCAGTCCGTACTCATTCTTTACGGCATTGACTTCATAGAACTCTGCATCGAATAACTCGGCAACCTTTCTTGCCAAGAAACCTTTTCCTGTTCCCGCAGGACCAACCATTTGAACATTGTTTCCTTTCTTTGCATACGAAACAATCTTGTTGAACACTGGCGGTAACGTTACATTTGACTTTTGCTTATCAGCAAGCATCATCTTTGGCTTTGGCTTCAAGTCATAATCATCAGCCAATCTCTTCACCACTGAATCTGCAATCCTTTTTGCAATCTGTTCATCTTCCATTTCATTCCCCTTGTATTCGATTGGATAAGATATAAACCTACCCATAGATTTGCCGAAGTAGATAGAACCTTCCTTCTGAAGTTCCCTCAAAACATCCCATACTTTGTGAGATGTTGTTCCAAGCCTATCTGCAATCTCTGCAGCCGTGATTCCGTTTCCCTTGTCTCTTACGACTTCCAATACATCTTCTTTCATTACCAACCTCCTTAGCAATAAACAACCACACACCAAGAGTTAGAGTCATTTTCATCACCTTGCCAAATCATAAAGTCGATTACGTGTTCAGTGAGAACTTTTCGAATACTCTCAAGATAACCTTCTAAAATAACCTTTGCTTTTTCAGAAAGCATACAGAAGTGCAATTCACCGCCGTAATTTACGGACTCCCATTCTTCTCCAAGTACTGACAATGTGTTTTGCATTGCTTCGAACAACTCGTTATCTTTCATTCCTTACCACCTTACTTCGCACGTGCGAAGATTTTTTATAAGTTATAATTTAGTTTATGATTCTATTATAACGTGTCGGTGGTCTTCTGTCAAGCGAAAGAAGAAAATATAATTCTGTTATAACTGTATTGCACGAAGGTTACGCAGTTTGTATTTTGAAGGATTTTTCTGTAATTTTCTTATCAAGAGAGTCAAAGAAGTAATCAATATAATTCGTCATAACCTCAAGTTTCGCTTGATTAGAAACAAGGGTTTCTAAGGCACTTAAAGCAGATCCCGATAGCCTGGTCTTTACTTCAAGTATTTCATTCCACTGTTCTTCAGAAAGTGAATAAAGTGGCATCGCTTTTTGTAATAACTCACGGTTCGTCATTTCTTCACTTCCTTGCTAAGTTCTTCAATCAGTATTTGCTTTGCTTCTTCGTATAACTTAGAACCTTTTGGAAGTGTTTCTGCGTATTCCCAGAGTGCTTTTAATTCCTGCTTATCCATAATAGACCTCCTTTGTCACAAGGTCTATTATCGGGTCAGTTTACTACGGTAGCAACTTGAAGTCGCTTGAATTGCACTTGAATCGTGTCTTTAATCGAGGTTTTCACCACCGTTGTAAGGTAGTGCACGCAATTTTCCTAGAATCTTCTGATGTGCTTCATCGCCATAAGCACCTTCAAGAATATGTTTAGCTTGTCTTTCAGTGAACGGCAAAGCCTTTTCTAAATCATCAACATCACAATAATCTCCAACAGTTACAGAAAATGGTTCTACGCTATCAGTTCTGCGAAGAGTTCGTGCTTCACCTATATAATATTCGCCACCGTCATATTTAAGAATAAACAGTTTCTCTTTCATTGTTCCTTCTCCCATAATTCCCATTTGCTCTTTGTTTTCAAACATTCAAACTCGTCATCATAACTCATAAGATTACACTTTAATTCGTCACCCCAAAAACTATGATGTTTACAGTTTTCACAGCATTTTAATTTCTGAACCAATATTTCGAGTTCGACATTTCTTTGACAAAGAATCATAGACTGGTTAGCCAAGTTCTCATTACTTTTTTCGAGTTCTTTAATGCGTTCTTTCAGAAGTTTTATTGCTTCGGTTTCTGGAAGGTCACATACTACAGGATTGCAAGTAGCGTGTAACATCTGTTCCATAACTTTATTTGCTTCTTCCTGTCCTTTAATAAAACCGTCTCTTAGACCTTCTTCATAAGTCTTTAGTCTTTCAATAGCGTCACTCATTACTCGCTCTCCTTTTCTTTTGCGTATTTTGCCATTAACTCCTCTGTCGTTTCACAGAGATTTCTTTCTCTTGCTGACTTCATCTTTGCGGTGATAGTCTGCGGTGAGTACAAGTCGATTTCTTTCTGCATTTTGCCCTGTAACTTCAAGTCGAGAATCTGTCTTTCAGAATCAGTCAGATTTAGTTTCTCTGGCTTATGGATTGCAAAGACATAGTTCATCTTGGTATAAAACATCACGCAGTAAATCAAGTGAATCGCAAACGGAGTTATACCAAGTCGCTTCATCGTGTAAGCAACGAATACGTTTACAAGATAAATCCACGGTGCTACTTTTCTCAACTTAGGGTCTGCACCCATAGCAACTAACATAAAGAATATCGTTGCGTAGTTGTAGAAGTTGTTGATATAGACAAGAGTACAGGCAAAGATTACCAAACTCCAAGCAAGCCCTTTTCTTCCAAACAGAAAGATAAACAGAGCAATTAGTCCGCATCCACCTGCTCTAAGATACCAGTAATATTCAATATCTCCTACCTTCCATTCGTAAACGTGTAAGCCGATTAGAACGATATGAAGTAACATTATCAGAGCAAGTTGCTTATCGTTCTTTAATAATTCTATTCTGTTGCGTAACCACTTAAACATTACTTAGTCTCCTTATGACTTTAATATTCTTTTAATCTGTTTTAATAGTTCTTCTAACTGTTCTTCATCCCAGTTTGTAGCACCGTCTAATGCTAAGTCACAAACATTATCTATTTGTTTTACTTTTTCCATTATTTTTTTATTTTCTTCTTGTAAATTGTGTATTATGTTTTTTTCTTCCTCTGTCATAAAACACCTCAATTATTTATCGGCAGGTTCTTCTTTCCAAAATATTCTTTTTATAAATGATATATCCACCTCTTACAGAGTTCTCACTACAAGAGTAAGATTGTGCAAGGATAAGATAATCAGCAGATTCTTCAAGAAGGAATCCAACTGTTTCAATCGGCTTGATTTCGTCTTTAAGATTTTTTACATCTTCAACATCCTGCCACCTGTCTGCAAGTAATGAATAACCAGAATCAATCCATTTTACATAAACAATATGGTCTGTCATTTACTTTGTCTCCATTCTAAAATAATCATAAGGAAGTTCTTTTAGAATCTTTACATTTCGTAACAAAGGTTCATTATCAGCACCTTTTCCAACCTCGTCACCAGTTACAACAAATATCTTTGTATTTTTATCGCATCCGCAACAATCATCTGGAAATGCTGAACTTGAAAAATCTCCGTGAGTACAGGAATTAGCGTGTAATGGTGCTACCAAGTGATAACCGTCTGAAAGTTTTATAGCGTTCCAAACCGAAACCCCTTCCTCGTAACCAATACATTTATATCCGTCTCCAACAATACCATTACCGATTTTACTTTTCTCATTTTCTGGGATTTTTCCAAATCGTATATATAACCCATTCATTTACTTTTCCTCCTTCCATTTTTCAAACATCTTTTCAGCCTGTATATAAGCACAGTTCGGAACACACATTTCTGAATCTGGATTTACTGTGTAATAGATTGCGTAAGCGATAGCATCTACCATATCGTGTTTTAGATACAAAAAGTTCGGTTTCTTATTTTCCTTCTTACCCAATTCCGCTTCGATTTCATCTCTACCAAAGTTACCTTGTGACAAGATGTTTTCGAGTTCTACTTCATAATCTTCTGCAAGTCGTAGGTTCTGCATAATCTCACGGTGGGATTTCATTGTAGGGTGATTATCTGCAATATGTCGCATACCTTTGGTTAGTTTAGTAAGAACTCCGAGCGATTTATAAAGATAACTGATTGCATTTGTCAGTTGCTTATGTGTAATTAAAAGTTCTTCATCAATAACTTTGTTGCGTTCTTTTTCAAAATCTAAATCTGTCATTCTTAATCTCCTACCTCAAACTTACTGTCATAGTACCAACAACACATCTTGCAGGAATTACTGTCATCCCATTGTCCGTCACTGTCAAAATGTCCTGTATCATAACCACCTTTTGCCTTGTAAATCTTACACATCTTACAAGGGTCTATTACTAAAGGAATATCATTTATATATCCTTCATAACTTTCTAATTGATTTTTTAGTTCTGTCTTTGCCATTTCTATTCAACCTCTTAATACACAATCTCGATATAACTTTCCTGTCCATTTTTACTGAACTCTGTTTGAAAAGTTGCTGATTCAGTTTCGTATTGTGTACGTTTATTTCTTTGTCGCAGATAAATCTTACAATCTGGTGAACCAAACTTTTCAGCCATTTCAACTGCTTTCTTCAAATCTTCTAAAGTCATTTATTCACTCTCCTTTAGTTCTGGAAGTACAATTTCTTTCCAAGCGATAACATCAGTAATGGAACACCAAGAACCTCTACTGACCCATTCATTATGATTTGTAAGACGTTTTACATCGCAGTCTCCTCTCGGAAAAACAACCAAAACATCTTTATAAAGTTCTGGTAATTCGTCTTTCACATAATGCCATTCATTAGCCTTGTTAAAGCCGAATTCTGCACCTTTTAGAAAACCGTCATACCGACCACATTTTAAGACTTCAATCTGCTCTTTAGTTAATAATTTTTTTTCATATCCTGTTGTCGCATATTCTTCTGCTTCTTTCTCAAACATAGTTACTCCTTCTTTACAAAATCCACTAAATACTTACAACCAAATTGTGAATGTCCTTTACTTCGATTACACTCTGCACACTTGTGAGTATGTTCATAACAACAATCTTCGCAATTCTGCCAAACATCAACCATACATTTAATGCAATCTCTTTTTAGTTTTCTTCCGTCTTTTGTATTATTGCAATAAACCATAATTTACTCCTTCATAAAATCAATAAAACAGGTTATCCACATATAGACACCCAATACTATTACAATAATTGGAAATAAAGCAATCGAAAGAACTGCGTATAATATCTTTATCATTTTTCCACCTCGCTATCTATAACGCAACTTAATTTCACATTTCTTCGGGTATATTTTTTTCGTATTGTTTTGCAACCTTCCTTGAACTTTAGATACAAGTAATGGCTATCTTCCCAATAACGTACAACATCCTTGTTTTCTTCTTCTCCACCTGTTCGGTAATCAACTATTACTGTCATTTTTCCACCTCGCTATCTTTAAGGAATTGCTCTGCCTTGTCTTGTATGCTCTTAAAACTCGGACATTTGCTATTACCTTGCCAATTCGCCCACTTTACAAACTCTTTAATAATTTCTTTTGCTTTGGTGAGTTGTTGCGTTTTTAAATTTGACGCTTTTTGAAGTTCAGGAGTAAGCAAATTGATAGCATTAAGTCTTGCCCTCAATCCTGCGTTTTCTTCTTGCAATTCCTTAATATACTGTATCTTTTGTGTAAGGCATTTATTCTCGTATTCCTTCTGACAGATAAAACCACCTTTGTTTTCGGGACAATTTTTACAAGAGAGCAAAACGCTGATTTTTTCTTCAAGTTCGGCATTTTCCTTGTAGATTTCACATTCTGACTTATAGCCACAATGTTTGCAATTATTATATTTACAACTCATTTTTCTTTTATCTCCTCGGTTCTTCATAATATTTCATTCCATTTGAAACGAGATAAAACATTACTGCTTCTTTATTTTCAAACCACTTGATTGTATTACACTTTGGTAACGCACCTTGTACTGAATAATCAATCTTCCATTCAGTATCGAAAAGATTTTTATATGCAAACCATTTATGGTCGCTATCTCTTTCATCAACAGGAAGATAACACTTCATTTTCTCAATCTGTGCTTGCAGATTAGATATTATTTCGTTCTTCTGCCAAAACATTTTGTCATAGTCTGTCTCTGCCTGTGACAATTTTTTATTAAGTTCCTTTAATTCAAGTTCACGACCTTCTAACTGATAAGAAACATTTTCAAGTTTGTTTTCAAGGTCTGAATAACAGTCAATATAACCGTCATAAAATGAACCATACGATAAACCTTGATTTCTTTTTGAACATACTGAATATCTATTATCTATATGCAATTTCAATTCTTCTTTATTCATTTTTCTTTTATCTCCTTAAAACTATTTCAATAAATCTTTCAAAACTTCTTTATCGTCTATACAAACCTTAATCAAGAAATCTTCATACCTTGCTAAAGACTGATACTTGTTGCCTAATACGTCTGTAATTATTGCTCGCTCAAAACAGAAATCTTCCTTTCTTTTTTCTACTTTAAGTATAAGAGAAACATTCAAGTCTACAATTTCATCGTCTTTATCAAAAACTTTAACAAACGTCATTTTTCTTTTATCTCCCATTTTTTACAGTTACGACAACATTCAGAAGGTTTCATTCCTTTACCTTGCTCTGCTAGTTCTATTAAGCACTGCTGATAATTCTTGCAGTTACACCAATTTTTCATTTTCTCAATCTGTGCTTCTAACTCTCGCACTTTTTCATCGTGCTTTCTTTTTTCCATTTCTTCACAATAATCAAACTCTTTGTCTGTCATCTTCCTAACTCCTTTGTTTAAGTCTGACCAAGTTGGTAAATCTTTCATTACCTACCTCCTAATCTGGTTCAAACTCGTGCTCTTTGAACTCAACGTCATACAACTTTTCCCTAACCTGTTTTTTCATTTCATCAGTAATTTCTACTGGATCTTTTGAATAATCGTCATACGCTTTTACATATTCAACTTCATCAATTGTGAAGTCTCCGTCGGGTGGTTCGCATCCGTAACCCCAAGAATCTCCGCTACTGTACCACCCTGTTGCTTCTGCTCTGACATCAACATCAATGTCACCTTCATCGGTGTACAGTGTAACAGTTCCGTAATAATACATATTACTCATTTCTGCTCTCCTTCCAAAACCAGATATTCAATGAACTTCACATCCTGTGCTGTCAAACGCTGTTTCTTCTGCATTTCTTCAATTTCTGCTCGTTCAAGTGCCAACCGATTTTCAATTTCATCAAGTCTGTTTTTTACACATATAAAAGTTCCAACGAAGAATGTTATCAACAAGAACGTAAGAACTATCATTACCTTTTCTGCCAAGTTTCCCCTCCATCTAATGAACACAGTTTTGTTTTTTCTGTATCGGTAATCATAATCGTATCACCGTAGAAACATACATCGAGATAGTGAATACCACTTTCTTTTATGATGTTCAAAATCTCTGTAGTTTTCTCTTTCAGCAAATCTTCGTTCATTTCAACACCCCATATTTCGTTTTATTACCAACATCTATTTCATAGAGCAATACTCCGTGATTTTCGCACTTAATTAAAAATGCGTTAGTAAGGCTATACCCCATTTTTGATGCTTCACTCTTCGTCATTTCCTTCTGTTTCAGAACTTCCACAAGTTCCAGCTCTTTCTTCGTCAGATAATGTTCCCACATCATTCTTACCTTTTTTGAAAAACGCTTCCATTCCAAACTCTACTCCAACTGCAACAGAGATAACAATTGCACACACAAAGAATAGAAACAAAACTAACACCAAAAATGTTTTGATAATAACACTAAGCATACTTCCTCCTTGATTTACGTTTGCTTTCCCAATCAAAAGTCAACGTTGTACACACTTCTGTAAATCTGTCGAAAACAGCAGTTCCCAAAAAGTTTACAAACGATTTTTTCGATGCGTTAGTTACAAGAACTGTCGGTTTATTGTTTTCATATCTCATACAGATTATCTGCATCAACACAAACTTTTCTGTCGTATCATTTACAAAGTATTTGCAGCACTCATCAATTACAAGCATATCTACTTTAGAATAATGTCTGATAAGTTCCTCTCGGTTCATATCAACCTTATAACCTGTCGCCGAATCATACTTCATACACAGCATTGACGATGTGATATATTCACCACCACATTCTCGAATAATGGAACAAGCAAGATGCGACTTTCCCGTTCCATTATTCCCACACAAAACTAACATTCTATTGTACGGATTCTTCGCAAAATCCATTACTGTTTTCAACGCACTTCCATTAAGTGCCGTTTCTTCATAAGTAGCAAAACTTTCACAAAAAAACTTCTCGGGAACTCCACTCTCCTTATATTTCTTATATCTATCTTCATTTCGAAACTTCTCTTGCATCGCATCGTATGCACATATCTTTTCTTCTGTTTCTTCTTGAGGCAAGATTGTATCCAACCCCTTAAACATTGGAAATGTTTTCATAACAACTCCTAGAAATCAACCTCTCCGACATCTGAATCATTATCTATTCTTCCGTCAGTTGCATTTATCAATTGTGCCAACATACCTGCTGAAAGAATTGTTGTAAGCACATACCCTTTTGAAACAATAAACTTATTGTCTATGGATCTGCGAACAGCATCTAAAATCTTTTCAAGACCATATTTTTCAATACAATCTTTTGTCAATTTTCTACTCTGTGCCCAATTCACTATTGGTTTTTCACTTTTTACAACTCCTCTTTCATAAAGTTGCTGATAGTTCAAAGCATACTCTTTTTCGACTCTTTCAATATCATTCTTTGGAACTCTCTCGGTTAATGGAACTCTCTGTGGCGTTTCTGCAACCTTTACTGGCTGATTGCATTTATACGCGCCTGTTTTTTCAACCTCTAAAGTTGATTTTTCGTTCAGATACTTTGTTTCTGTGTATCTATCACTACGAAGATAATTGTTTATTCTCCAATGGCGAATAACAACAATTCCACTGTCGAACGGAATCAAGAAGAACTTTGCAATAAGAATCTTCAAATCATCTTCACTTGCCATACATTGTCGCATTATCGCTTTTGGCGAATCGACAAAGCCATCATCATCTGCAACCATATTTAATGTAAAATACAGACATCTCGCTGTTGCTGGCATATCCAAAAATGCGTCAGACAACACAATCGACTTTGCAAACATACGTCTATTTGCCGTAGGTCATCTACCTCCCTGTCATTTTTGACATATTACTTTATTAAAACAAAAATCCTTGATTCAACAGACTGCGGTTGGTAATTCCGATAACTCCCAAAGAAACTAAAGAGTTAATTCAATCTGCTGAACCAAGGATTCTGCACAGTTTCTTTGTTTGTATTTAAGGTTTACCAGACCTTATCTGTAGTATATCACTTACTCATTATGGTGTATAGTTCGCACGTGCGAATTATTGCTTAAAATCCATTATTGATTGATACAACTCATAAAGCATTTCTTCACACGCTTTCATATCGTTATAAACATCAATCATTTCGTATGGTGCTCCATTTTTTCCGTGTCCGTTATCATCAAGCCATAAATACGCTTCATAACTTGGGTCGTAACTGTCGTAGTATTCACGCAACTTATCTTCAATTTCTCCAAGAGTTTTATATTCAAGTTCTACATTAAAATCTTGTCCTGCTGGAGAATACTGGCTGAACATTACTAACTTAGTTCCACCTTCGTTTTTATCCCAAGTTACAGTCCAGCCAAGTTCTTCTGCAATCTTTTCAATTTTTGCTTTTGTCATTATAAATCTCCTTACCAAGCAATTCTTATTGAACTATGCTTTGGACAATTGGCTTCAAATCCGTTCTGTTCAAAATATTTAAGCACTTCTTCAATTTCAATTTTAGAAGGACAAGGACACTCGTGTTTCCAACAATTGCAAGATACATCACTCCACCATTTGTGAATAAATCTAACTCCGCCATTAGATGCTGTTTCTTTAACCAATCTTTCACAATTTTCAATCACCTTACTTACAACATCTTTTCTTATTGTAGATGCTTGTAAGTTTCTAATTTCATCTGCTGTCATTATTTTTTCTCCTTTGCTTTGTATCTGCACTTTTTCTTGTCACCATAACAACTTGCATATTTATATTCCACTTTACAAATTGAACAAGTCGAATAAGTAGGTGGTTCATAATACTTACAAGGTTTCTTTTTGTTCATCTTTATTGTCCTCTATCTTTCTTTCCCAATATAACTTCGATATAATCGAATCCAACCTTACTCCAAGTGGTGAATATGAAATGACGTGTCGCTTTCGTTCAGACAGTATCATAAGCACCAAATCTACATCTGATTTTTCTTCGAGTTCTTTTTTAGTCATTTAGTCCTCCCAAACTTCCAACATTCCGTATTCGAGAATGTCATGCAAATCTGAATGCCTACACCCGATGTAATTACCATTAAGCCAATCTTTGAACATTCGTTCATTTCCAATTTTCATATTACCTTTCTTAACCTGTTCTTTTACTTCTTTACGGAGTTTCCTAATAGAAGTGGTAACAAGAATGATGTCTCTTGAACTGTACTCTTTCCAAGCATTACAACTCGAAAGGACATAAATGTTTTTCATTTTCCCTCCCTCTTCTTAAGCCAATCACTGTACTTAAGAGGTTTGAGTTTCATTCCTCTCATAATTTTCTCATACGCGCAATATTCTTTTAATGTCTGGCTAATATAACTCTTTTCTTCTCTCTTCATAACAACCACTTATGGATATGTATATCCGTATGCTTTACGAACCTTCTTATAACGGCTTTTGTTTCGTTTTCTTAATTCTGTGTTTTCATTTAGTCTATCCTCAATCCAGGTTGCCAAGAACCAAAGACTGTTTACACCATCTTCTAGTGCAGAACCAACTCCAACAACACCTTCATAATCAAGATGTTGTTCGTCTTTACAGTATTCATTGATTGCTAACACAACGTTCATTCGGATCTTCTGAACTTCTGACAACTGTGTAGTCAAAACGTCTCTTAATTGTTCTGTATTCATTTAATCTCCTCAAATGTAATGCAATCTACACAATCAACTGTCATTGTTACTTCCGCAATTTCTGATGCTGTATTTGCTTTTTCGACGTCAGTGAATACTGTTGCATCATAATCGTGTACATACCAACCTTTGCTACTGGCATTCCAATAAGCCTTGTCGCCATTCATATACCTTCCAACTACTCTGTACTTCATTACTAACTCCTTAAACAGCGTACTTAATTTCCTGCTTGCTACTCCACTTTTCCATCATTGGTTTAACAAGTGTCTCAATACAGGTATTTGTTACAACAACTGTTTCTTTATCATTCTTATCCCATTCGCGATTAAGAATACACAGCCCATCGACATCGATACGACTGATTGTTTTTTTGTACACACCGAAGTGGTCGAATGTGCTAATATCGAAACTAAAATCGTCATTCTGCTCTCTATCAGTCTCTTTTAGAACACTACCTACATCGTGACTGTAACTATTTTTAACCGTGTAATAAGTCTTACCCTTTGTGAAAGTATGATAAAAGTATCTCCACTGTTCTGACAAAAGCCAATTTATAAGTTCATTCATCGAGCCAAACATTTCGTTATACTTTTCATATCTGTTTCCATAGATATGATTTGTTACATAAACCTTAATCATTATTTTTCTCCTTCATAATTTTATACTCAATATGTTCTGCAATAATCACAACCTTTGAATGAGACTTACCAGTGCTGTCTCTCCAACACTCCTGTTTCATTCTTCCAACAACTCTGATTTCACGATTAAGAATCGCGTTCCTTTTTACATTTTCTGCCATATTCCCATAGCATAAGATTTCAAAGTGACTTACCTCTGTCTGCATCTGGTTGTTTCTGTCTCTGTACTGACGAGCCACTCCAATCTCGAAATCTGCACTTGGAACTCCAAGCTCATGAAATGCTACTTCTCTTGTAACATTTCCTTCAATAATCAAACTATTCATCTGGTCCATATTTACCTCCTATGAAACCTGTAAAACATAATCTGCTATAAACATCATCTTTGGATTCTTGCTTGTACCTTTCTGCCAAGACTCAAGATGACCCGATAGAGACACTTCCTTATTCATTGCAATACCCTTTTTCTTTGCTTCTTCCCAAACATTCTTCTGCATTATGCAGGAAAACTTTAAGATACTTGAAGAATATGTGTTATCAATACGATTTGCTTTTCCTTCAATCTTCACACTACCAGCGAACTCCCCACTTAATTCTTTCAAGTAATAAACTCTTCCTGTAACTGACCAATCATTCATTGACATATAATTCATTTAACAACCTCCTCTGAAAGTATTCGCATAAGTTTCAATATTGAATCAGAAGAACCATATACGATTTTTACGCCGCACTCATCATCTTCTTCAGTTATATCAGTAACAGCCATTACGATTCCAAATCTTGCAAGTTTCAACTCATCGTGGTACTCATCTACAAGATTTTTTATTTTGTTTGCAAATTCAATTGCAATTTCATCTTTTACTTTTATAGATTTCATTATTCTCGAGATAATCATATCTTTATCTATTTCATCATAAGTTCCGTCTTCAATCTTTTTTCTTAACGATTCTTCCATCTTATTCCTCCTCTACTTTAATGATGTGATACTCGCAGTTATCCAATCCATAAATCTTTATACATTCTTCGACAGAACTAACGATACATTCCTGTTTATGAAACTTGCCATCGAAACAATACTCATCACGATACTCAAACCATACATGAACCATTATTTTGCCTCCAAGTATATGAAGAAGTCTGAATTATCTTCAAAACGGATCATAAATTGCATCCTATAACATTCAGATTTTTCGCGTTTATCAACAGACATCAGTCTTATTTCGTTTATCTGATATATCCAATACTCCTTAAAAACTTTTGTGAACACTTCTGCTTTCACCGTTTCGCCAAAACCAAGTTCAGCAAGTTTCTTTTTTCCTTCTTTTACTTCTTCTGCAATTTCCTTGCTTTTTGTTTCATAACTTTCTTCAAGTGATTCCATTCTAGTCATTAGAAATCCTCCTCATCTTCAAGTTCATATTCATCTTCAATTGTGTCATCATCCATTTCGATTTCGTAATCATCGTCATCATCGTCGTCATCGCAACGTTCATTACACTTATCAATCATATCTGCTGACACACACAACAAGTGGTTGTAATCTGAACTCATCGCATCCTTAAGATATGCGTCAATTTCTTCTTTTGTGAAGTTACACTCTTTCATTGCTCTCTGTGTGTACCCCATAACGCTATATGCGTTTCCGTCAATTCCTACTAAACAATAACTCATTATTCTTCCTCCTCGGCTAATCGTTTGTAATATTCGTTTTCTGCTTCAATATCTCTAGTGTCATATGTTCTATACATTGTTTCTGCTTCAAAATATTCTTTCACTAAAGATTCCAACTTTTGCTCGAACTCACCAAGAATCTTATTCTCGATTAGATGTTCTGACATATTTTCATCAAGTTCAACTTTGACTGTGATAATCGGCATCATTCCAACTGACCTATCACCAATATCTTCAATAAAGATTGTGAACTTATCATCACCCATTACGACACCTCCTTTTCCTTCACAACTTCAACTCCCCACTTGGCGCGGATGTCATTCATCTTATTGTGAGAGTAAATGTGCTTTTTCTTTGTGCCACTGTAAACCCAAGCCTTTTTGCTTGCAGAGAACCAAAATCCAAGTTCTTTCAGTTGGTCTTTGTACTCTTTAGATTCAAAACACCAAATCCACTGACCGATTATTTCAATACGCATATTGAAGTCGATTACCTTATTAAGAACATCTTTGAACGTATCTTTACTGAAGTCATAATGGATTTTCTGTTTCTCTACTGGAAGTTCCTTGTTTTCCTCATCAATTCTCTTGTTGAGTTCTACTCCAAATCTTTCAAGCAATTCCACATACTGCTCATCAATTTCTTTCTTGATGTCAGCATCAGACTTCCAACGCTTAAGAAGATTAAGGTATTCGCCTTTCAACTGTTCAATTGATTCTGCACTTCCAAACCATTCCATTGTCTACCTCCTTATTTGAGCCGTCTTATTCAGCCCTAATTTCTTTAATCTGTTATATACGGTATCAACTGTTATGTTGTGCTCGTAAGCAATTTCTTTTGGGGTCTTTATCTTGATGTCTTCTTCAAGTTCCCAATCAGTTATCTTTTGAACTATTATTTGATGCCTAACACACCATTTCCAAAATGTGATTTTCTTCAACCCATAATAATCTGCAATCTGTTGTGCACTCATTCTGCAAATCATTTGCTGAACTTCTACAGGTTTTAGGTGTGCCGTCTTGTACTCAACCATTCCCATAACATCACCTCACAAATAAGGATCTTCAATTCTCGAACCAACTTTTACGATGTCTGCAAGAGGGATTTTTAATCCACAATCATAGGTTTTTACCTCGTTATGCTCATTTATAAAAATCTCTGTCACAATCACCAGAAAACTATTTTCAAACGTATCATTAAACTCATATCGATAATGCAACGCGCATTTCTTAATAAGTTTACCTCTTTCTCTGAAAGTAATCATTTCAAGACCGTGGCTTGCACCTTGTTGCTGGAATAAATCAGGATGTTTGTAAGTAAGTTCTTGCCACTTGAAACTTCGTTTCATAAACTCGCAAAACTTGATGTAGAAATCTGATCTTGTAGGATTTTTGTTCTTATATTCAGTCCACCAACTTACTACCTCATTATCTTTACTATCGTAACAAGCTCCAATGAAGAAATCGGTAGGAGTTGCAGTCTCTAAAGTTACTGGTTTATACATTGTGACTAACCTCCATTATCTTTAAGAGTTTGTAGTAATTTCTTTTCTTGCCACAACTTTTTTCACAAATAACAAGTCTGATATATGGACTTTCGATTTTTGGTGATTTCAAACATTTTCTTGCTTTGTCAAGATTCTTAGGTACTGTCTCAAAAAATCCAACCCAACGATACAAATTACAATCAAAATATTCAGTTCTCAATACTTGCATCTCACCCCTCCACAACAGATTCTTTTAATTTTTTCATAAGTTCATTAACTTTCTGAATTACAATCTGAGGTTCATCACCACCGATATTTCTATCCCACATATCATTAGCCATATCGATTAGTGCCTCTCTGATTTCTTCGATTTTTTCACACTTTGTTTTGTGCATCCAATTTTCTTCAAGGGTTTCAAGATTCTTAATAATCTCATCCATTAGGCAACCTCCTCGAAGAAATCTTCGTAGAAGATTCGTGTTCCTAAGAACTGAACGTAGAGACCGTCTTTGCAATCTCTAACAACGCGGTCAAACACATACTGTTTTCCGTTGTACTCAACGTCAAACCTTACTGTGTTTCCTTCGTAGAACTTTGAAATGTCACATTTGATTTTCATTTCACATACAAACGCTTTCATTTCCATACGTTTCTCCTTGCGGGGCATTTGCACCGACTTAATTTATTTATTACTCGAAGTCTGCTTCGGGATAATATTCTTTTACAATTTCAGTTACGACTTCTTCGTAGAGGTCGCAGGCTGGGTAGAAATCTCCATCGCTTTCGGATAACTTACATTCAGTTTCCACTACATCGATTACTCCATCCATCAACCAACCTTTTGCTTCGTTTGCGTTATAATCTCCGAATTTCATATCACCTTCAGAGCCATAACTTTCAATTTCCTTGATTTGTTCTCTTACTGAATTAGTGATTATCTTTCTAAGTTCTTCTTTTCTTGACTGCTCCATTTGGTAGCCTCCTTGCTTTTATTCGCACGTGCGAACTTACTTTGTTCTTGTTTTGATTCAAGTTATTTTTTAATCTATGATTCTATTATAGCAGATTATAGCAGATTGTCAAGCGAAAAAAGAAAAATATTTTCTGTTTTTACTTGACAGATTACTCATACTACATTACATTAAAGGTATGAATGTAGATAAACCAAAAATTAACTTCGGAACTCGCGTTGACGAACTTCTTACAATGCGTAACATTTCTGCAAGAGATTTCTATACAGCAATTGGTATTGCACCACAAGCATATTACGATTGGAAGAAGAAAGACCAAGTTCCGTATGCAACGACCGCACTTAAAGTAGCAAACTACTTTGGAGTTACAGTTGAGTATCTGATTACTGGCGAAACAGATAACCCACTTCAGAAAAAAGTCGAAGAATTACAAAAACGCAATTTGGAGCTCGCCAACAAACTGCGTGTAATTGCTGACGAACTCGCTACTTCTTAGTTCTTTTCAAATGAGTCAAATGGTAATAGCCACATTCCTTGCAGTAATATTTTCTGCAGGGAATGGTTTTACCACGATGATTCCACTTAAAATGAGTATTTTTGAAATAGTGGATCTGCTCGCCAGCCTCTCGTTCTGTATAACATCTTTTTCCTGTAGCGTTGCAATAAGTATAAACCTCACTCACAATGAGTCTCCTTGAACCATTTGTTATAAGCGTCATATCTGCCTTGAATTGAAAGTAAATCTATTTCTTCTTTACTTTCTTCACACCAATTCAAGAACGCAAACCACAAACCGCAACAATTCGGCTCACTACAACCACAACGATATACACAATGAGGTACAAGGACATCTGCTTCAAGAGGATATACTTTTGAAAGTTCAATCTTAAAATCCTCTGCCAACAATCTTGCCTCATCAGTAGCCTTTCGACACAACCTCTTGCGAAAAGAATCAATCAGATTCTGTTCGTTTGCCCAACCGATATAATCAACTGGCGCATCCTGTCGCGCAGCATTTCTGTCGTAGTCGCCCTGTCTATCGTTTCGCTGACTTGAGATAGTTTTTTCAAACTTATGTCTGCTCCATTCAGTTGAAACCCAATATTTTATATTATCCCACTTCCAATAAAACTCTATCTGACGTATTGGAGAATGTTCAGAAATAAGCAACTTCTTCTTAAACTCCACAGAGGCTTCATTATCAGTGAACTCCTTTCGCATTGAACTTCTACAGCAATTTTTAATCAGTTTCCAATCTACTATGGATTTTAGAAAGTGTGTCATTTAATACTCCTTTTACGTTATCATTTTCTTTAATCATTTCTTCCGCAAGTTCTTTCTTTCCAATATCTCTACCTGCATTAAAGGCTCGTCTTGCATACAAAGCATCTTCTTCTCCAATAGGCTTCCCATATGCTGATTCATACCACTCCTCGAAAGTTGTCATTCAATACCACCTCTCTGAATCAAACCACTTACCTTTTCTTGTGCCTGGCGCTTTACTGCCTCCGATTCAACCTGTTTTATTTTTGACTTAAGTCCTTTAAGCATAGAAACAAGACTGTCGCAATAAACACAAAGTTCATCGGAATCAGCCTCAAAGTCATCAACATTTTTTGCAAGTTCATTAAACACTTGGAATATTCCGCTATCGTGAAAATAGTTTCCAATAGGTGTGTTTTCAATCTGTGATAATTTCATTATCTGTCCTCCCTAAATAAATAACCGTCCTCTGCAGCGATTCTATAAAGCACTTCAATCAGCACCGAAAGTTCTTTTGTATTCGCTGTTGCTATACTTGCAGGAATTGTCTTTCCTGTTGTTGAAAAAGGAATCTCTATCGCTCTCCAAAGACCTTCATCCATAGCGCGATACTTAACTACTTCTGCAACCTCTTGTTTTGTCATTCCGCGGAATCTTCCGTATTCAGTACACATAGCAAAAAACTTTCCAAGTTCCTTTTGTGTCTTAGGCTTATACGGCGGTGATAACTCAACTTCAACATACGAATTATATTTCTGCTGACACCAAGAAATAATATCATTTATAGATGTCTTCAGTGCATGTTCATTTATTTCAAGTAAAAGCATTCCGTCTTTAACAGACCAGCTTTCAACCCTCATCACTGCCATCGCTTTTTCCATTACCCACCTCAATTACAAAATAAATTTTCCCACACACTTCAAGTCTGCGGATCTCGCCAATTTCATAATATGAATCCAAAATCTTAATCATTACTTTTTTATCAGCGTCACCACCGTGCCCAATATCCTGTAACTTATTTGTCAGTTTTTGTATTATCATTTATTTTTACCTCAACTTCTTTGAACTTTAATTTCAAATCATTCTTCTCAACTCTCACTTTTGTAAGTTCTCCTTCAAGAATATCAACGATAATTTGTTTTATTTTACCTTGGTTTTCAAAGAAAATTTTATCAGTGATTCTATCAAGAGGCAGGTTCTTACCTTCCTGCTCATATTTATACTGTCTAATTCCATCTGTAACACAACCAAGCATTATATCAATAGGTAAATCAATTACCCGAGAGAGTTCAGTCTCATTGTCTTCTAAATCTTTGATAGATTTATACAGCCTTGTAATTTTCTCATATTGATTTTCAGTCATTACCACACTCCGTTTTCAATTACTTTATAGATATTTGCGAACAAACGACCTTTTACGCGGTCCACTTCTTCATAGAGTTCCAAGATATTCTTCTTAAAATCTTCAATTGCATCCTCTTTTGTTTTTCCGTGTCCTTCGTGCCCGAACATGTCAATGCTTATTGCGATGTCAGATGCACAATGAAACCCAGCCCTCCAACCGTCTTTTTCTTCGGTTACTTCTATTTTCAATTCTTCATCCATTACTTATTCTCCTTAATTACAATTCTTTCGTGCCACGGTTTTTCCATTGGCAGTTCTATTGTCAAACTTCCACGCATTTTTCTTTTCTGCTTGAAGTGTTCCTTTCGGTCTTTCTTCTTTTGATTTTTACTTCGAGTATCTGGAAACAAATCATCAATAGAATCAGAACGAACTACTGGCTGACCGTTTAAGGTGATTTTCCAATCATTCAGATTCATTTCTTCTTCCTTTTCTGGATATACCAAATCAATTCAATAATCAAAACGAAAACAACAAACATTCCGATTATCACAAACGGATGCTTAATCAAAAACTCCATTTGTGTAAGGTGGATATAATCGCTGATTATTTGTTTCATTATTCCTCCTAATACATAGTTGCAGTAATTGTATTACCTTCTTTCAAAATAAGTTTTCCTTCTTTGAAATCAACATCATCCTTAATTACAGTCCACAAAAGATAAGGTGTCATCACTCTTTTATTTGCAATCCAATTTTCAATACGTCTGTAAGCAAGAAGATTTGGTTCACCGTCTTTTTCATAAATACAAGAAAGAAGTTCTTTTGGAAGCAACGAACTTAAAGCGTCAATATCTGTAAGTTCATCAAAAGACTTTTCTATATCTTCATCTTTTATAGGATCGTAATGGTTCATCATTATATCCTTGAGAAATCCAAGAGAATCTTTTGTTACTACATCCATAAGTGCCTGTGGGTCTTTTATTTCAATTACACCAAAAGTACCGCCATTCCATTTAGCACCTTGTTTTGTAAGTTCTTCTTTTGTTCTTGGAAACATTTCATTATTACCGTAAATCTGCACACCATTTACATAAAATCTGTTACTCATTGTAATTTCTCCTCAATCAATTTCTGCAATTCATCCAACTTATCAGCATTACACAATCTGATAATCTCGGCTTTCAAATCGTCATCGTACTTGATGTAACGGTGTCGCAGAACTTCCATTTTCTCCAAGTCCTGCTTGTGATGTTCCTCAAGCCAACCTTGATAACTGATTAAGTTATCTCCGTACTTCCATACGTTGTGATGTTTCCAATGATGCTTTGAACATTGAGTGTATGCGTTTGGCGGATAAAACCTTAATGCAGGATTCGAACCAACGGTAAAGAAGTGACTACACTCCAATTGACCGTAGCAAGGCTCGTAATCTTTTATCATACATCTGCAATCCCTTCTTTTGATTGCGTTATTAAATGCTGTCTGAACTTTTTCAATAGGTATCTTGTGTCTGCGCATTTTCTCCCTCGTTTTTCAAATATCCTTCAACATCTGACACAGCCTTCAATTTTTCAATAGCAACAGAGAATACAATCTTAGGTCTGTAATCTTCGGGATATGTAAACCGTTCGTACTCTCGTTTACAATACGCAACTCCTGCCGCTTGAAAACCTCCATTATCAACCAACACTACTGGAAGATGACCTTTCTCAAAATCTTCCCACTTTGGAAATATCAATCCTTCCCACGCAAATGAACAATTTGACTGCAACCATTCAGGCTTATTTGAAACTTCTACATAACAACCCATTACAATTCCACTCCTTTTTCCATTTTTTTCTGTAAGCTCTTTTACGACCGCTTCGTGCATATCATTTGCTTCATTGTCTATATATCCTTTTTTGTGCAACTTCAAAGCACCATTACTTTCAAAGAATATTTCTCTTGAAACATCAGCATCTTTATACTCACCACTTGCATCATCAACATAAAACGCCATTGTTTCGTAATGTCGTTTAAGACCTATTTCTTCAAGTTTTCCATTCAGATACATCGCTCCGACAGTAGAAACAACAACTTTTATATCACCACATTCAAGAAGTGTATTTCTTCTGAACTTACAACTCTCCGCACATATAAAATGCCCTGCCCAACCCCTTTCTGTTCTTTTGACTTCCATTACGCAACCTCCTTTAGTTCGAGCCATTTATTCATAACTGCCTTTACCTTTGGACTTGGAAGACAATTACCTCTGTCGTGTTCATCTGCATAGAACTGTCCGATTTTATTGCCCTTAAACAACTGTGCGGTAGCAATCGGTTTTCCGTTCTTTCTGATAAACACAAGTACACATTTTTTATTGATTACATCCGAAACATAATCACAGGCAATTAAACATTGATGTAGCACATCTGCCTGTTCTTTGATTTCCTCAACCGTTTCTGGAACATATACACAATAGCCGTCTATGTCCATTTTGTACTTGAGCCATTTCTTTACAGCCTTTGAATACTTCTCTTGTTTAATCTTAAGTTTCTCAATTGCTACAAGTTCCTTAATACGATTTATTTCCTCGCGAAGTTCATCGTGCTTTTTCTGCAAGTCTTTCGGATAAAGCCAATACTCACTTTTAATATCGTGTGTACTCTCTTTAAGCATCTTGTAGTAATCTCGATAAAGGAACACAGTCCTAGAATTAAGTTGCCCGATTTTCTTTAGATACTTGTATACATCGTACCTAACCTTAGAATAGATAAAACAGAAATGATGATACTCTGCATACTCTTCTTCTGACAGTTTGTATTTCAGAATTGTCTGAATCTCGCTTAGATTAAGTCTCTTACTGCTTTCGTGGGTTCGGATATAATTCACGATCTCCTTGCGTTTCTTTTCTGTCTGTTTCCAAAATCTCAAGTTCAATGCTACGCACTCAAATCCTGCAGAAAGTAGAAATTCAACTTCTTTATGTTCTTTCCAAATACGCAACGCAATCATTGTTTTTGCAAGAGTTGATTTCCACTTGTTGAGAACCCACTTAAACTCTGGATATTTGCTTAATATCACGGCGCGGTCTTTTTCAGAAATAATATCAGAATACCAACGGAACACTTTCACTGTTGACGCATCTCCCCACTTTTCTAAGTTCTGTTCAAAAGTACAAGTTCCATTGTTGTATAAAGAAACGACATCTTTCGGAAACGCAACTCTATATCCACTATACCCATTGTAGTAGAGATTTCGACACTCGCTATCACCGTTTTCCCATTCACGATAAATGTCGAGTTTGCGGTGGCTTTCTGCTTTTCTCTTTGGATATGCGGTTACTATACGAACAACTTCACCTTTGACAATTTTAAGGCGGTCTGAATAATCACATACATACATATCAGTCTCCTAGAAAAAGTCAAAGAACAACTGACCATTGCTGTCTTGGGTTTTCTTGACAACTGATACGTCTTTCTTTTCTACAACAACTGGCTCTGCCTTAGTCTTAATTTCTGTTACAACTTTCTTTTCTGCCTCTTTTGGAAGAACCTCAAGGTAATAATCTCTTGCCCACTTAAATACAATTGCATATTCAATCATTGCACATTGACCTACTGCCTTTTTTCGTGCTTCAGATGTAATGTACTTAAAACAATCCTTAATCTTGCTCGGAACATATAAAGTACGAAGTGCTTCGTCTTTCTGAATCTGTTCCTCCAAGTAACGTTTTACCACTTCTTCCTGTGGATTTAATTTTTCATCAGCCATTAAATAACTCCTTAAGCGTTTTCGATTTCACTCCATACGGAATGATGCAGTTTCTCTCCGACTTCTGACAACGCATAATGTCGGAGACTACCCTGTTTCGCGGTAGTAGTTTAGCCTCGCTGTCGCCGTGGGAAGGTGTAGCGACAGTTTTACTGCGACAGCAGGATTCGAACCTGCGGAATAAAAGACGTTGCCTTACCGCTTGGCTATGTCGCAGAGAACGGCATCAGACTGTGTGGGAATCTGAATTGGGGACAGAACACAGTCTTAGCCGATATGGAAGTGGCGAGGACTTGAACCTCACTCGGATTTGTACACAATCCTATACCAATTGGCTACTAACCCACTTCCGAAAAGTTTTACATATTTACCAAAATCACCGCAATTATCATCGCAGTCATAAATCCACAACAGAAACTCCAAAAACTAAACACCATTTGTGGATTCTTCTTTCTTCGATATATTTTTCTATCACTCATTTTCTTTTCCTCCCACTATAGAACCCCCGAACACATCCAATAAAAATCTGAACCTGTTCGGGGATCTGATTAGAACGGAATGTCTTCAGGGAAATCGCTCCCAAAATCATTGTTCGGCTGATAACCAACGTTATTCTGCGGTTGCTGATTCTGTGGAGCAGGTGTAAACTGTGGAGTTCCACTCTGCTGATATCCGTTGTTCTGATACTGCTGATTCTGATAACCATTCTGACTATTCTGTTGACCGTCTTTCTTGCTACCAAGCAACCAAACCTGTTGAGCATGAATAGCAATCTTTGACTTCTTTTCACCCGTCTGTTTATCTTCCCAACGCTCTTGTTTCAGAATACCCTCAACGAGAATCTGCTGACCTTTCAGAAGATATGGTTTCAAGTTTTCTGCAGTCTTGCCCCAAATCGAAATATCGAAGTAACTTACTTCGTCAGCGTAACTTCCGTCTGGCTGTTTCTTACTTCTGTTTACGGCAATTGAAACATTTGCTCTCGCAGTTCCATTTCCAATATAACCGAAATCTCTTTCGTTACTTCCCAAGTCTCTTGTAAGACGACCAATCAATTTGACATCATTTAAGTCTGTCATTATTCCTCCTAAACAATTGCATACAATGTTACTTGACTCATCATAATAGCACCTTCGATTGTTCTTACCAATCTTTTATGAGCCTCCTCAAGTGGTGCTTCCTTATTTTCATTCGCCCATTTTTCGAATGTCTTAGCTGATACCTCTGCAAACTTTGTTATCATTTCTGACATGTGCTCTGCTTTTTCCATACTCTCTTTGTTTTCTTCTTCAGCCATTGGTAGACCTCCTTAATATCCACGCGAATAGGTAAAATAACTTTTTTCAAGACGTTTACGATTCAGTACAACTTCGGGTGTAGGTTTTAAGGTTTCATCTTTCTCCTGTATCTTTCTACGGCATCTTCCAACACTTTCGATTGTTGGGATTCCCATTTTACGATAACTTAAAAGAAAGTTTCTTGCATTCATTGTTGACAAATCTATGTTCATTTTCGCTAACAGATTGTCATACAATAAATCATCATCCCCTCTCGTAGCAGGTTTCTGCTTTAAGATTTCCTTTACAACTGGTTCTAACTCTTTAAGTTTAGTCATATTGCCCTCCCAAAATTAAGGCTTTTTGCACAACATCTAGTACCTTTCCACAGTTATTCAAAAAGTCGATAACGAATAACCACTTCAATAACATTTGCACCGCCAGCCACGGCTACCCATCTGTACACAGAGAACTTTCGACGAACCTTTTCTCAATGTTCCAATGAATTCATTACCTTTTAATTATTACTATACCTGTGTGTCTTTCCACACCGCCAATCCAATTTGCAGGTGGCTTTCGCCAATCTTGCTCGTCCGTTTTTTACCCACGCACTACAGGTATATTTTTCCCTCATACGAGGTACTTTACTGATTAAAATGTGAGTTCCTTCACAGAATACTCAATTCCAAGAGCGTTCATTGCAGCTTTCATTTTCATTACGTCACTTTCGAAACATCTGACTGTAATTATATACTCATTGCGCTGTGGTGCTTTTGGTTTTTCCCCTCTTATGCTTGAAAGTGCCTGGTCTGCAAGGCTCGCTATCTCTTCTTTTTTACCGAAGTCTATAGCCTCTTTTGCAAGTTCTGACTGCTGACGTTCGATTTTTTCGGAGTGCTCACGCTCGGCTCTCTCCCTTGCCTCACGTTCTGCAACTTCTTTCTGTCTTTTAAGTTCTTCACCGTATTTAAGAGTATCTCCGATGTTCAGAGTCATCAGATAATGGGCTTTCAATGTGTCCGCATTTTCCAATTGCTCGATTGATTTCAAGTCTTGGTATGTACGTGCAATTATCGAGTCCATTTCCTTGATGATTTCTGATTCTTTGAAAGTCTTGTTTAACCACTTCGGATTGAATACCTTTTCAAGCGGAAACAAATCAAACTTCTTGGTCTGCCAAAACAGTTCAATAGTTTTTCGTTTCTGCTCCTTCGCTTCATTGTCACGAATCTTTACGATTTCATCCAAAGCGTTACTTGCTGACTTGATTTTTGACTCAAGATTTTTACATCTTGTCTCGAAATCTTGATAAGGCTTCATCAGTTCTTCCATAAGGGCAATTCGTGACTTCCTGATTGTCTCACTTGCCTTATTTAATTCTGCCTTATCTTTTTTTGCGAGATCAGCATCGCCTTGATACTTTTCTGGGCGATAATCTTCAAGTCGCTTATCAACCATTGCTTCCAACTGACTGATATTTGTTTCAAGACTTCCAATTGATTTTTCTGTAACTACAAGGTCTAAGGTTGTTGTCGGAACTTCTTCTGTAATCACTTCTACGCCACTCATACAGCCACCTTAATACCTTTTGCATCTAAGTACGGATAACAGCGAGATAACTTATCCGCAATTACATTTTCATCATTTCCATTAAGTGCATCACGGCAAGCATTAAGAACTTCTTCTCTCATGTCGTTGCCATACTTTTCAACAATTTTCTGAAGTTTCGCTCTGTTATCACTTATTTGTCTTGCTTCTGTGAAGTTTTCTTCGGCGCGGTACTGTTCGGCACAAGTATCGTTTACTGGTCTTAATTCTTCATCAGATGCAATGATTTTTCCTTCGGGAAGTTCATCTTCTGCGTAAGGCATACCGCCCATTTCATCGGGGAACGCAAGTCGCATACCCTGTTCAATACAAACTTTACGCATCATAAATCTTGGCATTTTCTGCCATACAGGTGAACTCTGTCGAACTTCTTCAAGAAACACTGTATGTTCAAAAGGATGTTCCCAATCCTTACGCCAAATTGTAACTTTTGCTTTTGTTCCATCGTCATTTACTTGGCACTGCCAACCATTCAGTTTTCCTGTACGCTCTGCACGTTTCAGATAAACCTCATATCCAACGATGATGTTGAACTTGTTACCATATCCGACAGCGTAGATTTCACGCTTGAACGGATTCAACTTGTACAACTGACACAACTCAAGGAACTGTGTCTGATACTGTGGTGGCAACTGTGTTCCCATGTTCTGCAACCACTCAATTGCTTTTGCCTTGAAATCAATCTGATTATCAGGCATTACAACCACTTCATTTGCCATTAAATTTCCTCCTCATCATCTATAACTTCTATACATCGTTCAGTAATACCGCCGTATGTATAATTATTATCAAACCTTAAATACACTGGCATTGTCGGATTTTGAGATTCAAGTTCTTGAAGATAATCTCTCAATTCACTCACTGTCATTGTTTTTCTAATTTGATCTTGTGGATAACCTTCTCGATTAGTCTGAATAACTACTCTCTGCATATTAGTACCCCCAAATCAGAGCCATAACAGGCTTGCACTCGAAGTTTAATTTCTTATTTTTCTTGGCTAATTCATTTCGAACGGACTCAACTTTTTTCTCAAACATCGGATAGAAGAACATCAACATCTGCAACTTTTCTTTCGGCTTAATCAACCAATTGTTACATAACTTCTCAAGCATTATTTGGAACTTTTTGAACTCTGTTTCCTCTTTCATGTACATCAGCCAATCCAAGTAGTTTGTGTAACTGAACACACTGTCTGCTTTTCTGTCTGCCAACTTCTGTTCCAACCGTTTTCCTACTTTCGGTCTTTTAAGCATTTGCTCCATCTTACTTACGCTCCTTTGTTCGCACGTGCGAACTATCTTTTGTTTGTCTGTTTAAGTTAAAACTTACTTTATGATTCAATTATAGCAGATTCTTCTATATTGTCAAGTAAAAAAAGAAAAATAATTTCTGTTTTTACTGTTTTTTTGAATACTCGTATAGTTTCTGCTCAAGGTCGTAGACAGAGTTTACGCAAATTGCAAATCCGTTATTTTTATTTATTTTATCCAAGAACTCTTTTTGTTCTTCAGAAAGTTTTCCTCCTTTTTCTCTTTTACATTCGACAGCCAAGAATTGTCCATTCGGCAATATTCCCAAAATATCAGAACTACCTTTAAGACCGAATCTAATAAACCTGTTCCCAAGTTTTGCACAGCCGACATTATTTCGCCAAACAAAAAAACCTTGAAGTCTAAGATATTCCAAACAGTCTTTAAGTACTCCGTTTTCTAATCCTTCATTTTCGCTTATAAACACCTCTTATCATCAAGATTTTCGAGCTCTTTACTGCTTATATATTTCAATGCCCCTTTATGAACACAATGAAGTTTTCCACTGTTTATAAAGCGATAGATTGTTGTTACAGAAAGCCCAGATTTTTGAGAGGCTTTTGCCACGCTAATCAGATCCCACTCTTTTTCATTTGCTGAAATTAAAGACTGAACAAGTTCTTCCTGTCGTTTCTGTGCATCAGATATAATCCTCTTTTGCTCTGACAGTTCCTTGATTATTTCTTCGACGGGCATTTACTCTCTCCTTTCTTAAAAATACGGACAAGGATTTCTGCCAATTCAGAATCTCCAACAACTGCAAACTTTACTGAATCACTGAACATTTTTTCTGTAACTTTTGGCTCATTCATATCTCACCTAAAAAAAAGCCCCCAGAGTGCTCGATTCTCTGGGGTTGAAAAATATCACCTAAAATGTGGTGAAAGAACCGAGCAAACTTTCACAACACTTTACAAATGCAATTAACAATTGCTTACTCTTTGAGAATAAAATAAGATTTAATATTTGTAAAGTGTTTTATTAACAATTACTAAATATTTTTTGCTTTTTTGCCGATAATGTGTATAATACTTACTCGGTGGGCGGAAGGAGCATTTATGACATTTTGGGAACGTGTCGAACAAGCCCTTGAACAAAACAACATTACAGAAGCAGAATTGAGCCGAAGAATAGGCGTATCTCAAGCGGGAATTACAGGTTGGAAACAGCGCGGTTCTATCCCTAGGGCTGACGTTGCTATTAAAACTGCAGAGGTTCTGAATACATCAGTTGATTACCTTGTAAATGGTTCTCTTGATACAATGCACATCAAAAAGTCAAACACTTTTCTTGTGCCAATTCTAAATCAAGAGTTATCAGCAGGTAAAGGTGAGTTATTGCCTGAAGATGACATCGCTAACGGGTTAGTTCCGATTCCATACAGACTACATAAGGAGTTCGGAAATAATTTGGCTGCGCTGCACGTACACGGTGATTCAATGAAACCAACTTTGAATGACGGTGATATGATTGTTTGTGATTCTTTGGGTTGGGATAATTCAGACGGCATTTATGCAATAAGAATGAACGGCAGTGGTTTTGTAAAACGCATACAAGTTGTAGGACAAAAAATATTGGTTATATCAGATAATCCAAAATATAAGACGTTTGAAGAATCTGTTAATTCAGATGCTATTCAAATTATTGGAAAAGTAAGATTAGTGATACAAGCATTATAGGCTCAACGAACGAAGTGAGTTGATATTGTTAACCTATCCTTTCCTTACCTATCCTTAACTGGGTTACACATTGGTATACCAAGTTTTTGCTTATTTTAACTAACCTATACTTACCTAACCTTAACTGGGTATACCGCTTGGTATACCAACAATTTTAGGAGTTTTTATGATTTATTCGGGATTTAGATTAAGAGAATCTGCGGTTGAAACAATCGATTGTACTGATTTGGCAGTAATAAAAGTTCCGACAACAGATGAGAGTGGAATCCAAGTTCAGAGTATACACTTTCACGAAGATTTAAGAGGATTAATTTGGTTTGCGGATAGCCCTGTAAAAAACATAGACCCTAAACAGTTTGTAAACAAAATTGAAACAGAATCGGTCACTTTGGAGTTTACAATCCCTGGCTATTTAGAGCCGAGTATGATTTTCACAAGTGAGCCTGTCGAGTTCTCCGATTCTGCAGACGAACCTTTATTAGATGTAATGTATTATGACTTAGACCCACAACAAAAAGGCGAATACTTAAAGTTTCTTCAAAATCCATATGAGCATACAGACATAAGTTATCTGATGTTGCTTTATCACGGACTTGAAAGACATCTTTGGGAAGGGAATTGGCGGAAGGCTGTAAATGTCATTCTTAAATTAAGATATTTTCATAAAGATAAAATATTCTTAGACCGTTCTTGTCGCGCTTTATTACTTACAGCTATAAAAAAAGATTGTGGTGAGATCGCATTGGCGTTGATTGAACAGTCACACGGAACAAATATTCCGATTACAGAATATTTTCTTTGTGCATCAAGTTTTAATCTGCATATAACAAGTACAGAAATAGTTCGCTATGCGTCTTGGTTTGGAGTAGATTCAAAATTAAACAGAAATAAGATAACTGAAAATATTAAAAAACTTGTAGGAAGAGAGTATCTGCTTGTTTCTGATGTTCTCTCTGATGAATATATTCAGAATATGCCACTAAATCTTGTAAAGATATTTGATAACACATCATTACGAGATGCGGTCTGTTCAATTCCGTTATTTAATCAAGATTATAAAATGAGAAATATTATACAAAGCCTGTGTGAGCAAATGTGA